AAGGAGATTTAAAAAGGCCCTAAGAAGAGCCTATAATTATTATTCTTTATATATAGATAAAAGATATTCTTGTAAACGTAAATGACCATCTAATGTATCAATGAGTCTATCAGTGACATCAACTCCTTGTTCTTTATATAACCTAAGAGCAACAACTTTATATTCTAATAGACTAATAAGATCTTCTATATCTATAAGTACATCAGTTGTACCTTGATTTATTGTTATATTCATTGTAATGCTATATTTATTGGTTATGTTGTATGCTTTTATGCTATTGTATTTGTGCTTGTTTATAATGGAGAGGTCTACACTGCTATCATTTTATCCTCATATAAAACTTTTTACGAGGGAGAAATAAACTTTTTTATACCTATATATATAGGTGTAGCCTATTTCTTTGTGTTTCCCACCCAAATGTTCTCTGAATCCATTCTTATATATAATGTATAAAAGTTTTTACTACGGTGAAATAAACTTTTATTATAATAACAAGCCCACGTTAGTGGGCCTGCTATTGTATTGCAATTAGATTGCAATAAGGTCTTCGAAATTGATTGCTCTTTTAGCAACTTCTTTCTTAAGCATTTCGTCTGTGATGCTAACGCTTGTAGCAGACATGTCTGTTGCACCTGTGAAACCAATAGAATAGAGAACCAATTGCTTTTCTTCTCCTGTTTCTTCGTCTATTACCATGTAAGGCTGACCAAAGTTTGGGTCATTCTCGTCTGCAATAGTTTGAGGAAGTTCAAGGATTGGTAATGAACCAATTTCATTAAGTCTTCCTTTTAGTTCTTCTCCTGTAACTTCACGCAACCAATCTCCTACAGGTTTAGAACAATTAACGTATTCATAGTTTCCGTCTTTATCTTCTAATTTGATAGAGACTTTTTTAAGAACTTTAACACCATTAACAATGGTTCCATTAAAGTTCTTTAGGCTTGCAAAATTGTATTTACCGCCTTTACCTACAAATTCTGCAACTGTACCAACAGTTTTCAATGTGCTTACTCTTTCTGAAGCTTTTTTTAATTTTAACATAATGTTTCTGTTTTTAATTTATATTGAGTTATTATTCACTCCGAATGTAAAAAGGGTTTTGGGATGGAATCCCAAATAGGGTATTGATGGAATCAATAGCGCTATTACAACGCTATTAATTCCCCAATGTTAATGGTATTGTTAATCATTTCTGCAATGATTAAACCATTAAACAATACTATTCCTGTTACAAATCTTCTATCATTAATAGAAGCTTTGAACGGTAACTCAAAGATTTCCATTCCTAATGCGTGTGAATACTCAACACCATTAGAATCAAACAATCTGTTTGCATGATTAGGATCACGATCAACGATCTCAACTATCTTCATAAGATTAAGTTGTTAAAGATTAATAATAATTAATAAAGTAATCAGAGCTTTCTATCTCTCTGATAAATTGGGATCATCGTGAGTCCATTCTTCACGTTTCCTACCAATTGAAACACACAGTACGTTGTGAGCGTGAGATTGGTGGGGGAATACCCCAACCACTCAAATTGTACAGGGGGTATTGATATGGAGTGGACCTAATTCCCACATACACAACACATTCTAAAATTTTGAAAAAAAAAATTAAAAAAGTTTTGGAAGATATAAAATTTATGTTATACCTTTGGGGTGGTGGTTGGGCGAGGTTATCTTCTACGCTTCTATAGAGATTTTAGTCATAATATAGCATTGGAAATAAAAAAAGTATACAATGTATATGTTTATTGTATATCTTTGTAACATGATTAGATAAAACTACATTATGGAACCAATGATTATACAAAAACTTAAGAAGGATGTTTATACAGACATTGAGCTAGCTGAGAAGTATTACAGTATACTATCTGCTATAAACAATCTACATCTAACAGAAAGAGAAATTCAATTGATATCTTTTACAGCTATTAAAGGAAACATTACATATGCTAATGTAAGAGAAGAATTCTGTAAGACATATAATAGTACATCTCCTTCTATCAATAACATCATCAGTAAGCTGAAGAAGGTGGGAATATTCATCAAGGAGAATGGTAAGGTGAAGGTGAACCCAATCATTGTGATTGATTTTACAAAGAATATAACATTAGATATAAAACTAGTACATGGAGAAGCCAAGCACAATGACAGTAAAGGAGTGGATCATCAAGAGGATGTCAATTAATATTGTTGTATCAGAGAAGGTGATTGATCAAGTGGTTACACATCAGTTTGATTCAGCCAATGATGCTTTGAATACAAATGATAGTGTAGAGATATCTGGGTTTGGTAAGTTTATGTTTAATACAAAGAAAGCCAGTACACATTATAGAAAGCTGTTACAGATAAAGCAAGCTTATGAGAATACATTAGCGGATCCACTTACAACAGATAAGAAAAGACATTCTACAGAATTGAGAATGATTACAGTGACAAATGATATTAAGATGTTAAAACCAAAAATAAAAGAAGACAATGTCTAAACTAAATCAAATAGTAGAAGGTTGGAAAAACAATCTCACCCCTCAAGCATTTTTAGATAAGCATATAATTGATGTGTCTACAAGTAGAATGTTGATATGCGAAGCATGTGAAGAACATTCTTCAAATAAGAAAGATTACAAATCGCTAAGACCAGATGCACATTGCACAAATTGTGGATGTACATTGTCTGCCAAGACTAAATGTCTAACATGTGAATGTCCATTAAAGAAATGGCTGTCTGCAGAAACACAAACAGAAGATGTTAAAACTACGTAAAATACCATTGCAACCTCTTATTGAAATCCTCCAAGATCTTTATGATAGTGGAGCTGATTTTATTGATTTATCAGGTGAGCAGAAAGATGAGAATGGATCTGTCAAAGATCTTATACAGATAACAATCAAACCTGAATACATGTTACATGATGAAAGGAATGATGATGATAATGATGATGAAATAGAAATGGATTATTCTAATGATGACACACCAGACACTAATAAGAAAAGTCTTTCTGATGATGACATAAATGATCTTATATGAAACAGCCAAACTACTATCACCAAATACTACAGACATTAAAGCGTTTGAGAAAAGCCCATACTACATATAATATGGGAAGACACATTTCTACAGCTATTGATGGATCTGAATTATGGGGTGTGTCAGACAGAGAGCTATTCTTTTCTCTTCAAAAATATGAGGCAAGCTTAGAGATGGATGTCAATCATGATGAAGAAGAAATAGAAGCCATTATAAAAGATGGCATGAATTTGGAGAGAACATTGTTCGAAGAGGAGGAAGACTAAAACATACAAAATGGCATTAAAGAAAACTACATACATAAATACAGAACTTGATTGGGCTGAAGAACAATTATCAAGCTGGAAACAATACGTTGATTTAAATCCCTTACATACATTAGAGGATAGAATCAAATGGAAAGAAACCAAAGCTGGTGGTGCTATGCCTATGGTGATAGCAAGCATTGAAGCTCAAGGAAAGTTTGTACAAGAGACAATGAAAAATTACCTAGCTCTATTAGAACAAGTTGAGAAACTTCGTGAGAAAGAAGAAGCTAAGGTGGTGCCTGTTAGAGGTGGTGTTGAGCTTGGTAGTATGGCTGAAGATTTCTTAAAGGGTAGAAGATAATGATAATAGATGGCTTACAAAGTATTGATTACAACGATTGGTTCATCAATCAGAAAAGAGTTCCAAGTAAGGATTCAGATGAGTATAAAGCGTTCTATGCTTTCCATAAACAATTATGTATTGATGGCTGTACAATGGGAGGAGTGTATATTAACCCTTTTCTATATTGGCATTTAAACTTCTGGAATACAGAGGTGGATACAATTGATGAGCGTGGAAGGATTAACCAAAAATATGCTAATCCATATCTACGTGATAATGAGTGGATTATAACAAACGAAATAGATAGAGCACATACAGAAAAGAAAGGCCTGGTAATACTAGGCATTCGTCGTTTAGCTAAGTCAGTAATTGAGAGCTCCTACATAGGTCATGGGGCAACATTCGATGAGAATTCCCAGAACATTATAGCAGGATTGAATGCTCCCGATATAAAGCTTATCACAGATAAGATTGACAAAGGATTAAACTTCTTACCTGAAGCCTGGAGATGGCAGAGGGTAGAAGACAACTGGAAAAACCAAGTTACATTAGGGATCAAGACAAAAGCAGGAGAGCGAATCCCCTTTTCTCAGATCCTTATTCGTAACTTAGATGGTGGTAATAATGAAGAGGCTATTGCAGGTACAAAACCTAGAAGGCTTATTATTGATGAGATAGGTAAGGGTAATTTCCTCAGAGGACTACAAGCTGCTACACCAGGTTTCACCACACCATTTGGTTGGGGATGTTCTCCAATTCTTACAGGTACAGGTGGAGATATGCAGAACTTCATGGATGCAAAAAGCTTAATGTTTGATGTACAGAATTTTAACTTCCTTGAATACAATAGTGCAAAGGATGATCAAAGAATTCATGGACTATTCATCTCCCATAAATATAGAATGGAAGCTAAAGAAGAATCCAGTCTTGGAGCCTATCTTGAACAACCAGCAGAATCAGAACTGCATAATGTAAAGATGTTAGTATCTAATGAAGAGAAAGCAGATAAGATTACAAATGACAATCTTGAAAGATTAAAGAAAGCTGGTGATAGACTAGCTTATTTAAAAGAGAAGATGTACTACCCACAAGAAGTGGATGATATATTCTTGAATGAGGATACGAACATATTTGATATTGAAGCATCTAAACGTCAGAAAGCCAGACTGTTAGCACAAGAAAGAACAGGAACACCTGTTATTTTGTATGATGATGGGCAAGGAGTAAAACATGAGTTTACAGATAAGGTGCCTATATCAAACTTCCCTCTTAAGAATAGTGATAACAAAGAAGCTCCTGTAGTGATATATGAGTTCCCAATAGAAAGTCCTCCTTATGGATTATATGTAGCAGGGATTGACCCTTATAGACAGGGGAAGTCTGCTTATAGTTCATCTTTAGGATCTGTCTATATATACAAACGTATGCATGCAATATCAGGAGAGAAGTATCAAGATATGTTTGTTGCTAGTTATTGTGCTAGGCCAGAGAAGAAAGAAACATGGGAAGAGCAAGCTAGATATTTAATCAAGTATTACAATGCTAGAGCTCTGTGTGAGAACGATGAGATATCTTTCATAGACTACATGATAGCCAAAGGAGATGCTCACTATTTAGAGAGACAACCAGATTGGTTAAAAGAAATAGTTCCAAACACCACAGTGAGAAGGGATTACGGAATACATAGATCTTCTGAGAAAATTAGAGACTTCTTACATGGATGTCTTAAAAAATATACAGAAGAAGTGGTACATACAGAGAAGGATGAAGATGGAAACATTAAGTCTGAGATAAAAGGTATGGCCAAGATATTTGATCCTGTTCTACTTGAGGAGATGATTCAGTATAATGAATCAGGCAACTTTGATAGAATCATTGCTGCGGAGCTTGCAATAGCTTTAGCAATGAAACTAGATCCCATTATGGGAAAAATAGGAGGAGAGCAAGATGTAAGAATACAATCAATGTTCAAGAAGAACAAAAAGAATACTCTGTTTACAGAAAGCAGATCAATGTTTAACACACCAAAAAATAAAATATTTAGATAAAATGGCAATAATTAGATATACAAAAGATGCAACTATCAGATACGCTTATCTGAATATATTCCCTGATCAGTTTAAGACAGAAAAAGAAAAACAAGATGAGAGTTGGATCAAGAACACAATGGATTATTTCTCTAATAAAGCATACGCTGAGTATGTAAAGAATAGAGATACATTCGTAAAGAACTATGATCTTATGAAAGGGATTCTTCGTATGGAGGATTTCTATCAAGAACCAGAGGTGAGAAGTTTTACAGATGTACTTACATCAGATCTAGAACTTCCTGCTTATGTGAAGATGTATTCTATTATCACTACGCCTATTAATGAACTTGTAGGTGAGATATCTAAAAGACCTGATACATTTAGAGTGAAAGCTTTTGATGATGATAGTCAAGCAGAAGAATTACAATTCAAGACTGATACATTACAAGAATATGTAATTAATCAAGTTAAACAACAATTAGTTACAAAAGCTGCTATGTCAGGAGAAGAAATTGATCCTGAGCAATTGCAACAAATGACAATGGAACAGGTTAAGGATCAGTTAGATAGCTATACATCTGTTGCAGAGAAATGGGCTAATCATATTCTTACATGTCAGAAAGCTGAATTCAATATTAAAGAAAAGAGCGAAGATGCATTTAGAGATTTATTAATATCTGCTAGAGAATTCTATCATATATATGAAGATAACTCGAAGCTTGGATTTAATGTTGAAGTGGCTAATCCAAAAAACACTTGGTTTTTATCTACACCAGATAGAAAATATATATCAGATCCTACAGGTAGAGCACAAGGAGCATATGCTGCTGGTACTGTAAATGTTATGGAACTATCTGAAATTATTGAATCTATTCCAGATCTTACTAAAGAAGAAATAGATCACTTACGTAGTTCTTTACAAGATTATGGATTAATTAATGTTAGAGAATCAAATCTTGGTAATCCAGATGCTGTTCCAGGACAAGATTCTGTGATGTATGATACCTTTGATCCATTAGTTCTTCAGACTCGTATGATTATTGAATCAGAGATGAAAGAAAACAATGATGGATTAAAAGATTTCTTAGGCTTAACTAACAATGTAAGTTCATTTGGATATAAATATGTAGTGGTAAGAAGCTATTGGATATCTAAAAGAAAGATAGGTAAGCTTATCTATATAGATGAGATGGGTAATGAGCAATCAATGTTAGTTGATGAAACTTACAAATCAGGAACAATACCTACACAACAATCATTAGAATGGGGATGGATTAATGAATGGTATCAAGGAACAAAGATTGGTCCAGATATCTATCATATCAAACCATTTAAACTATTAAACTATTGTCCTATTATAGGAACAACATATGAGGTGAAGAATACAGAAGCTAAAAGCTTAGTAGATCTTATGAAACCTTTTCAAGTGATATATAATGTATGTATGAACCAATTGTATAAACTTCTTGAGAAAGAGGTGGGTAAGGTTCAGCTTATGTCATTAAGACACATTCCTATTCCTAAAGATGGAGATGCGCAAGATGCTCTTGACATATGGGAAATGGAAGCACGTAATAGAGGAGTGGTATTTATTGATGACTCTCCTGAGAACTTAAAGAGTCCTAGTTCATTCAATCAATTTACAGCTCTTGATCTTACACGTACACAAGAGATACAATCTAGATATACATTAGCTCAACAAATGAAACAAGAGTGTTGGGAACTTGTAGGTATGTCTAAACAACGTATGGGATCTGTTTCTGCCTCTGAAAGTGCTACAGGTACTAACACTGCCATGCAACAAAGTTACTCTCAAACAGAGCCTTTATTTGTGGCTCACGAGTATGTGATGGGACAATTCTATCAAGCTATAATTGATGCTGCACTTTATGTAGAATCATCAAAACCACAGAGTACACTTTCATATATTACATCTGAAGGAGAATCTGCATTTGTACAAGTGAATGGTACAGATCTTAAGTTTAGAGACTTAAAAGTGTTCTTAACTAATAGACCTGAAGACACTCAAATGTTTAATGAGCTTAGACAACTTTCTCAAGCTGTTATTCAGAATGGTGGCACACTTTATGATATAATAGAATTGTATTCTACTAAGTCTATGAGAGAGATGAAGAAAACATTTAAAGATCTTAGAGATAGACAAATGGCTCAGCAAGAACAAGCTAACCAGTTGCAACAACAACAATTACAGCAACAACAAGAACAAGCTCAAGCTCAAATGCAACAAGCTATTCAAATGAAACAAGCTGATCAAGCTCATGATGATTATCAAAGAGAACTTGATAGATTATCTAAGAAAGAGATTGCTATTATACAAGCTACAGGATTTGGTAATGTTGAATCAGAAGATATTAATGCTAATGCTATTCCTGATGTAATGGAAGTGAGCAGATTAGCTCATGACCAAGAAACAGCTGTTAAAGACTATGGAATAAAGATGGCTGATATTCAATCTAAGAATAAACAAGCTAGCGATAAGATGTCTATAGAAAAAGAGAAGCTTCAAGTGCAAAGAGAGAATATGGCAAATGATTTAGCTGTTGCTAAAGAAAATGCCAAGGGTAGGAATAACAAAAAAGGTTAGAAAACTTCTCCTCTTCGGAGGGGATAAAAACATTAATGCTATATTATCAACAAAATTGGCACTCAACAACCAATAACACTTTGATATTATAAACTCTTATTATACTTTTACATAAATAAAACCAAACATAAATACAACTACATATGGCTGATAATTTAGATATAAGCAACTTTAGTATCCAGGATACTATGGAAATGGGAATGGGTAATCAAGAATTACTTCAAGGGTTATTTGAACCTGAAACTGCTTCTGGTAATCCAGAAGATGTTACACCAATCATTAATGAAGCAAATGCACCTGCTGCACCTTCTAAACCAGATGTACCAAAAGGTAAGGACATTGTTCCTCCTGCAAGTGTTGATGGTAAAACAGATGATGAAAAACTTGAAGGTCAATCAATGATCTCAGATTTCTTAAGTGATTCTGATGATGATGATGACACTCCTGCTCCAGTAAAAACTACTGCTCCTAAATCAACTGATTCTGAAGATGCTGATGATGCTGCTCCAGAAGGAACACAATTTAGTGCTCTAGCAAATGATCTTTATAAACTAGGTGTATTTACATCTGATGATGATGATCAAGAACCAGTAACAACTGCAGAAGATTTCTTAGAAAGATTCAATAGTGAAAAGAAAAAAGGTGCTACAGAAATTGTAGAAAATTTTATCGGGCAATTTGGTGAAGATTACCAAGATGCTTTTGAAGCCATATTTGTAAAAGGAGTTAATCCAAAAGAGTATTTTGGTACATATAATCAAGTAGTAAACTTTGCTGAGATGGATCTTTCTGATGAAAACAATCAAGAAAGAATAATGAAGCAAGCATTAACTAATCAAGGTTTTGAGCCAGATGATGTGGAAACAGAAATCGAAAGACTTAAAAACTATGGTGATCTTGAGAATGTAGCTGCTAAACACCACAAGGTGTTAGTTAAAAAAGAAGCTGCTAAGTTGCAACAAATGGAAGCTAAGTCTGAACAAGAGTTACAACAAAAGCAAGCTATTAGAAATCAGTACATAAGTAATGTACAAACCATCTTAAATGATAAGGTGAAATCAAAAGAGTTTGATGGTATTCCAATCAATCCAAAATTAGCAACAGAATTACAAGACTTCTTATTAGTAGATAAGTGGAAAACTCCAACAGGAGAAACCTTAACTGATTTTGATCGTGCTATCTTGGATCTTAAAAGACCAGAGAATCATGCACAGAAAGTTAAAATAGGACTTCTTTTGAAGATGTTAGAGAAAGATCCTACATTATCAACTATACAAAGAACAGGTGTGACTAAAAAGTCTAACGAGTTATTTGGAGAAGTTGCAAGACAAGTTACAAAAGCTAAATCAACTGGTGTAGCTGGTGGTGGTGCTAATTCAAAATCATGGTTCTTATAACAAAACAATAAATAATTAACAAAAACGAATAACAATGGCAATTCAAACAATTCCTGGGTTAACTGGTTTTACTTATGCTCGTGTAGCGTCTATGGACAAACGTGCGGTAGGAAAACTAACTGACTCTAACCACTTAGAGAGTTTTCACTCTACTGAGCCTGCAGACTATGATAAAAAGATCATCTCTTTATATACTCAGAGCTCACTTTACAGTAATGACTTCTTAGACATGATCAACAAAAGCACACCTTATTACATTGATAATAATAGTGATGCATGGAAATGGCAAGTAGCAGTTCCTTACAAATTCCCAAAAATTATTGACATTCCTGCAACTACGCAAGCTTTAATTGATGCTGGTAAAACAGGTATCGATGGTCAAGAGTTCCAATTAGTATTAGACACTAATGAGTTCTCTAAAAATGCTATCATCTCTGTAGGTACACGTCAGTATGGTCCACGTTTCTACGTGATCAAAGATCCATTACCTTGGAACATGGGTTACCTTTATTCATTTACATTAGTAACTGATAATCCACAAGTTGATTTTGTTAATCCTGTATTCTTACAATATGGTGTTGAACTAGAATTAGTTGATGCAGCTATTGGAGAATTTGATCAAGACTTATTAGGTCTTCCAAGATTAGGTGAGCAAATCACAATGTTTGAATCTTTAGGTTCTGCATATGGATATGAGCACAAAATTACTGAATGGGCTGATGACAAAATGATGAGAGATGCTTCTGGTAAACCATTAGACATCTTGGTATATGCTCCACAAAGACGTAACCAATTACCACTTACACGTAATGATGTTAAATGGGAACCGTTCATTGAATTCTGGATGCGTAAATCTATGATTGAATTGAAAGTTAAACGTATGATCTGGGCTAAACCAGGTACAGTTAAATCTGGAGGTTCTAAACAAGAATTGAAAAGAACATCTGCTGGTGTATACCACAGAATGCGTAACAATGGAAACTTGGTACAATATAACAGAGGTGAATTCTCTGCTAACTTAATCCGTTCTGTATTTGGAGATTTATTCTACAGAAGAGTGGATGTGAAAGATAGAAGTGTTAAGATGTATACTAATGAAGCTGGATTCGATGTATTCCAACAAGCTTTGAAAACAGATGCATTAAATTCAGGTCTTACTTTCATGGCTGATTCTGGAAACAGATACTTACAAGGTGAAGGACAACATATCACTTACAACTTTGCATTTGATGCAATGGTAACTCGTGAGACTGGTAGAGTTGAATTGATTCACTTAAAAGAATTAGATTTACCACAATCTAACTTAGAGTTTGGACAAAACAAAAAGAGCACTCCAGTATTTATGGTGTTTGATGTTTCTCCAATGTCTGATGGTTCAATGGTAAACAACATCCGTGAGGTACGTATGAAGGGTGCACCTTCTATGACTTGGGGTTATATTGATGGTACTCGTCACCACTTAGGTTTTGCTAAATCTCAAGGTATGAGCTCTGCTAATAAATTCCCAGGATACGAAATCTGGATGAAAGACAGATGTGATGTCTTTATTGAAGATTTGTCTAGAACTGTGTTGATTGAGGAAATGCCACAATTCTAATAACAAAAACGTAGATGTGATGCTTCCCATAATAGAACAGCACACATCTCTTTTTTCCGAGATGGTTCCCCTCACCTCCTCTCCCTCCTCGAGGGGAAGCTTCTCAAATAGAGTGTTTGAAATGGATAGTATCTATGTTCAGGTTCCTTCGGTGGAACCACTCTACAAATTGCGATTTAGTGTAACTGGTCAGCACATTGGGCTCATAACCCAGAAGCGAGGTTCGAGTCCTCAATTCGCTACAAATTAAAACCAATTTTTAAAATTAAACTACATTATGGGTAAGACAGGTAAAATTTCTACTATTAAGAGAGACTATTCAAATAGCGCTCAACTTCAAACAATGGATAGTGGACTATCGCAAAAAGGAATGACAAGAATCCCTGGTACAGGAGTATTCAAATATCCTTACAAGGAATTAGATGGTAAATATAGAACAGGCTTAGATGAGAATGCTTCTTATATTAAACGTATTCAAGATCCTTTAGAAAGAGAATTAGAAATCGAAAGAGTGAAAGCTCTTAGAACAAAACTTGAGAATGAAATAGGTGATATTGATTTAGGACCTAGATCACAATTCTGGAACTACGGATTATCATTATCAACAGATGACCAAACTCACGTTCAGTCAGTTAAGTTATTAGATGGTGACAATTATTTTGATCTATCAGTTCCTTTCCAAGAAATTGCTTTTTCATGGTTAAGAGTTCATCCTACAATTGCTTCTAGCTATCAAGCTTGGGAAAGAGGAGAATTTGCTGCTGATACACAATTTTATGTTGTGGATGATGAGATTGAAAATGCGGTGATCTACAAGAAAAAACAATTGATCAACAAAGCTATTGTTAAGTTTGATTCTATGTCTCCTGAGAAGAAGAAAAAAGTTGCAAGACTTTTAGGACTTCCAGTAACAGAAGAAACAAAAGAAGAAGTAGTATACAACTTAGTAGACAATGTGTTGAAACAAACAGAATTCAAGAATGGTAAATATTCAGGATTGAGTCCAGTTGAAGTGTTCAATAGATTTGCAGATATGAAAGATGCCTTACTCCATATTAAAGATTTAGTTAAACAAGCTATTACACATTCAATCTACAGAGCCAAACCTAATGGTAAGATTTATGAAGGTGAATATGAAGTGGCAAAAGATGAAGAAGATTTAATTAGATTCTTAGCTGATGATGATAACCAAGATGAGTTATTAATATTAGAAGGTAAATTGAAAACTAAAAAACTAGCTGCTATTTAGTAGCTAGTTTAAAAATATAAAAGAATATGATACCAGTAGATAGTTTATTATACAAGATCGATCAGAAACTAAATAAACTATCAACTAATGAGCATCAAATGATTCAACTAGAAGACAAGATCTTAGCTTTGAATGAGGCTCAGATTAAGTTGATAAAGCAGAAAGTTGATGGTATTAGTGTTACTAGTGGATTAGGAATGGATGCGTTTAAGAAACGTTATGAAGACTTACAAAGTCTTGTAATGGATTATAATCACCAACCATTAGTATTGAGATTAAAAGATGCTGATTTAAATCAATGGTCTGCAAATGTTCATTTACTTGAACCACAGTATATGTTCTATGTAGATAGTTATCTACTAGCAGACAAAGGAAGATGTAAAAATAGAAAGGTATGGATCAATAGAGATCTTGCTAAACATGGTGATCTTCAGTTCATATTAAATAATGATCATTACAAACCTTCATTTGAATATCAAGAAACATTTAACTTCTTAGCATCAGATGAGATAAGTGTATTCACAGATGGTACATTCACTCCTGTGAACTTACAGATAATGTATATGAGATATCCTTTATATATAAATAAGACAGGATATATTATGTTAGATGGGGAACCATCATTTGATCAAGATTGCGAACTTGAACTATATTTAGAAGATGAACTGTTAGATCTTACAGTACAAAATCTAGCAATGTATACTGAGAACGCTGCTGCAGTACAAAGTGCACAGTTCAGAATACAAACAAACGAATAATTTTTTTAACATTTAATAAATAAATAAAATGGCTGATTTTTCATTAACCACGCTCTTCGTGGTTCCAGTAGGGCAAACTGCACTCCCTAGCTCTGGCTCAATTTCAACACAAAACTTGACAGCAGGTCAAGTTGGTATCTTCAACAGTGCATATTCTGCAGTTGATGCTACATCTATTCTTGCTACTCCGTATTTCTACGTAGCTCAAGGTAGAACAAACACTTATTTGCAAGGATCTAAAAGATCTGACAGAATTGCTGGATGCGTAACAGGTACTGCTTGTAAATCTAATGTAACTGAATGGTACAAAGTATCAGGATGTCCAACAGCTGCTAATCAAATTACTGATGTAACTGATTTCACTGTACAATGTGGAGAAGTTATCACGTTAACATTACGTGCTCACTCTTCTTATATTGATACATTGTATTTCAATGGTTTCACTCGTTCGGTAACTATCCAAGCTCCTTGTTGTAACTGTGACAGTAACCCATGTGATGACGTAAGTGATAACACTATCATCAATGAGTTAATCTATCAATTAAATTTGAAAGCTCCAGGAAACAATCCTGACAACATTTCTTTCTCTACATTCTACACATTTGAAAACATTGGTGGAACTATCTTACGTATTACTGGAAAACCATTGACACAATATGGTCAACCTTGTGATATCGCAGCGTTCCCTTTTGAATATGACAGAATGTCTTTCAGAACTTTTGTTTATGCTGGTCCAGCTACTACTGCTGACTTTATCGTTGCTGATGCTTGTAACTTTGTTGCTCAACCTATCATCACTCAACGTGCTTCTTATGCTACTGGTACATCTGCAGAGATTGCTCAATTAGAGAAAAATTTCTATAGCTACCAAGCTGGGTATTTGAAACACCTTTACAGAATGAATGGATACAACGAGAACTTTGAGACTTGGGTATCTGGTGGTGTTACTTATGATACATATTATGTTAAATTTAATGAATATGATAAATCTGCATACCAATGGGGTGATTACATTCAAGAAGATTCTAGTATAATTATTGCTGCTCCAAATGCTTTAACAAGTGGTGTTTCTGCTGCAATTTCTGCTGTATTAGTTGCTGCGTTAGGTGATGTTGTTGATCAAGGATCTCCTTGTATCACTACAACTACTACAACTTCTAGTGCTCCTGCATCTACTACTACTACAACTTCTACTAACATTCCTTAAGGATAAGAAGAAGTAGAAAATATTATTAAATAACCTATGCCAGGGGAAAGAGGATATCACTCATATTCCTCTGGCATATTTATTAAAAAAACATGGCAAACTTACAATTAGATATACTAGTAGTTCCTACTTATAATGTATTTACACTTGGTGTTGCAGATGCGTCTGTATATCCTACCAATCCTCCAGTGGTCTCTGCACCATCTATTGAGATTGATATACCAGGATTTGGAATCAAAATACTACCTTTCGTTCCTAATGAGCTGAATGTATTTACATCTTCTAATTTAGGAATCACAGAAGCTGGTTGTAACCAACCTCTTCCTGATGGAGTATATAGATTAAGATATTCTGTAGCTCCTGCATATTTAAATTATGTAGAGAAAACCATATTACGTGTTGACAGGCTTCAAGAAAAGTTTGACAATGCTTTTCTCCAATTAAATATGATGGAGTGTGATAGGGCCCTTAAAACGCAATCTAGCGTAACATTAAATACAATTAACTTCTTTATTCAAGGAGCAATTGCTGCAGCTAATAACTGTGCAGAATATGAATCAAATAGATTATATGCTCAGGCAGATAATATGTTAGACAATTTCTTAAAATCAAACTGTGGTTGTTCAGGTAACAACTACCAAATAAACTTTTATTAATTATGGCACAATGTTCAGATTGCGGAGCTAAAGTGGGGTGTGGTTGTCAATTGACTAATGGATTATGTGCACACTGTGCAGCTAAAAATAAATAATATGCTATCACCTAGACTAACTAATTGTCCAGAATGTGCAAACATTCCTTCCTTACTTAAGAAAATAGATTGCAAGTTAGCAGAGCTTGGTAATAGTTTGTACAACAATATTTCATATATGTTGAATCAGCCTATACCTGCTGGTGATATTCTTCAATTGATAGCATACAGAAGAATACTATTATATAAATACATCAATCCTAATTACGCTCATAGATTCTCAGTAAATGCTATTGCTAGTAGAGTGATACGTCTCACTGTTGGGTGTGTTAGTAAATGCAACACTCCAGAGCCTTGTTTAGAAGTTCCTTGTAATATTACAGTTGTTGAGAATCCTACAACTACCACCACCACTACAACAATAGTTTAAACCTTTTAAAATAAAAAATATGTCTAATTGCACAAATTGTTTTAATGGATGTACAGAGATTGTCTCTGATAGATGCGTTAAATATACAGGAATAAATATTCCTGCCCTAGGAATTCAAAATGGAGATACATTATCTGCTGTAGAAGAATCAATCACTACATATCTTTCATCAGTGATAACTGGTGTAGGAGTTAAAATAGATCTTAGCAGTATAGATATATGTGCACTTGTACAATCATATCTTCCTGTATGTTCAACATGTAATGATATATCAATTGTAGATATATCAAAAGCTCTTATTCAAGCTGCTTGTGATTTACAAGATCAAATAGATGCTATTGTTGTAACTCTAACTACATTGAACGCACCTTATGATACTGATTGTTTAGGAATCTCTCCAAACGCAGATACACATATTGTTTTACAAACTGTAATAGATAAAGTTTGTGAATTAGAAGTTGATTTAATTGCATTAGAATTAGAAGTACGTAATCAATATGTACCTATCACTGCTAGTCCAGGTCACCCTGGAGTTAATGATTATATTGCAGCTTATCTAGCTAGTATTGGAACAAGTACAAAGTATTATAATAGAATGGTTCCTTATGCGGTAGTTGAATATTATGGTCCAATTGCTGGTAATTTTGATGGTGACGGTGCTGGTATTCTTGGAACTAATTGGGAAAAGATTTATTTATGTAATGGTAGGAATGGTACACCAGATAAAAGAGGAGTTGTAGGTGTAGGAACAACAGATGGTTCTATGTTAGGACTTACAATGCCTTCACAAACTAATCCATCATCAGGAAATCCTATTTATAGTTTATCTTCAACAATAGTGGGTAATAACAATGTTACATTAGCAATTGGTCAAATACCTGCACATGCTCATCCTGGTAGCACAGCTACCACTGCTATATCTCCTAATCCACATACACATACTATAACTCCTAATAATCCAGCATTTGTATCAACTTCATTTTTACCTACACCTAATGGATCTGCTGGATTTGTTACAGTAGTAAATGCAGGTGGACCTCTACTTGCTGAGAATGTTACATTAACAGCAGCTACATCAGTAACAGTAGCATCACAAGGAGGAGGAGGAGCTCATGCAAACTTCCAACCTGGATTAGGTTGTTATTATATTCAATACAGACCTTAATAAATAAATAAAAATGGCATATCCATATTTACCAGTAAATCCTAGTTGTACAGACGTAGTTATAAATGATGTTTGTGGATGTAGTTCTGTAATCACAAATAGTGGTTGCAATACTAATGATCCATGTTCAACAACATTAACTGCTTCTAGTACTGTTATTTATAATGGTCCTGCATTAACATGCACAACAGCTGAACCATGTGATACACTTAATGTGATATTACAAAAGATTGATGAAATTATATGTAATTTACTTTCTCAGATTACTACATTAACAACACAAGTAAATAATATTAATTCACAAATATTAATTATCAATAATGATATAAGTGATATATATGATACATTAGATGTATGTTGTCCAGTTACAACTACCACTACAACCACTGCAAATGCTCCTTGTGAAAGTTTCTTATTAACTAACACTGGAGTTACACCATTAGCTATAATTGTTACTGATTGTATTACAGGTTTAGAAGAAGCTATTGTATTGTTACCAGGTGATACAGAAATATGTATTGAATCAGATAGTCCTTTAACAGTTCCTGGAACAGTGATTGCTACACCAACAGGTCCATGTAATACTACAACAACCACTACAAGTTCAAGTTCAACTACTACCACTACAACAACAATCTTTATTCCTTGTGAATGTCTTACTATTCATAATACAGACACTGTAAGTAACTTCTTTTCATATACTGATTGTGATGATATTACTAGTGACTTTATTCCAATTGCAGCTGGTGAAATTATAAAAGTGTGTGGATGTTGTGCTGTATCTACAAATCCATTAGTAACTATATCAATAGGTACTGATTGTATTGGAGCAGTTTGTCCAACAACTACTACTACATCAACAAGTTCTTCTACTACAACTACTACATCAACAAGCTCATCTACAACTACTACCACTACAACAGGTTATCCTTATCCTTGTTCATGTGTTCATGTAACTATTTCTCAAACAGATTTAGATGATGCTACAGGTAATACACCTGCACCAGGAAAAGCTGATAATACAGTTTATCTAACCACTTCAAAAAATAGTGGATGTGATGAATCAAATGTTGATACTGAATTTACTGTAGCAGGACTTAGTGGATTTTGTATAAAAACATCAGCATTAAGTACTATACAATTATTTTATTATAAAAATAATGTTCCTGTATACTTCCCAGCTACAGCAAGTACATATAATATATTGTATGCTAACTGCTCAGTGAGTGGACAATGTATACCTGTATAAATTAAATCAACTATCAAATGGCTAATTGCTCTGAAATAAATAACATAACAATAATAGGAACGAGTGCTATCACATACGACAGCACTCCTCTTCCTTGTACAGATGTAAAAACTTGTGATGGATTAAATACAATCCTTGATAAGTTCAATAGTGTTATATGTAATGTTGCAGCAGATGTTGCATTGCTTACAGAAGACATTACAAATATCACTGAAGATTTAATGATTTTATCAGAAGATGTGATTAATATTAATAACCAACTTAATATATGTTGTCCAACAACTACCACTACAAGTAGTAGTTCTACAAGCACCTCTACTTCTACAAGCACAAGTACAAGCACAAGTACGTCAACTTCAACAACTACTAGTACTACTACCACTATACCACCAACAACTACAACAACTAGTAGTAGTTCAACATCTACAAGCACATCAACCTCAACTAGTACAAGTACTTCTACAAGCACCAGTACATCAACTTCTACAAGTACCAGCACTTCTTCTACTACTACAACTACAACTACTGTTGGAGATTTATTTTGTGATTGTGGAGAAGGTTGTTCACTGTTCGTAGGAACAGAATGTCCTCCAGGATGTACACCTTGTTAAGTTTAATTTAAAATCAATAAAATATGACAGTATTAATAACATTAACAACAGCTGGGACAGATTCAGGTCCTTTTGATCTTTATTCAGATCTTGATGGTTACACATCAGCATTTGAATCAGGAGTTTCTAAAGCATCTTTATTAGCAGGATATGCATCTGCATTAGTTCCTGATTACACAAACATCATAAGAGTTAAATCAAATGGTGATTGTGTTAATTATATCGATATCCCTTTACCTGGATATACAACAACCACTACAACAACAACCACTGTAGAATGTATTGAATACTCTGCATCTGCTGATGGTTTTCCAGGAAATATATATTATACAGATTGCTTTGGTGATCTTCAAGAAATTTATGTAGACACTACATTTAGTTTTTGTGCATTAGAAGGTACAGTAACAACAGCTGGTCCAATAATAAGTTTAATAGGAACTTGTCTGACTTAATTTAAAAATTAATAAAAAACCTTGTTTTGTTGGTTTTACAAGGTTTCTCCTCAAGACTTTTCTTGGGGAGTTTTTGTTTTATAACTAAATTAGTTATAAAGAATTACAGCTCTAACTAAAATTATTTGGAATATATAAAAACTATTGTTTATCTTTACGATATTTTTTAACTAATATGAATACATATGTCTGAAAATCAAAGCTTGTTATATCGATTAGAAGAGTTATTAAGCCAGAAGAAAAGTAAAAAGTTCTATGCTGAAAAACTAGGAATAAGTGAATATGAAGTGAATGAGCTTATGAAAGAGCTTAAAGAAAAAGATGATGATCCTGTAAAAAATTACACAGAAGAACGTAAAGTAAATATTGAAAAAGGAACCATAGAAAGTACAATAGTCACAGACTTTGATCCTAAAGATGATATAGCACTAGCTAAACTACACAAGATAAACTTAGATAAATACATCATAACCAACTACTGGTCAAAGATGTTACCGAATGGAAGATTCACCTCATCTATCTTCTCAAAAAGAAAAGAAGCAAAAGACTACTCTCCTGAAGACTTTGCTAAGTTTTTAGAAAACTACAAACCAAATAATATAACTATTGCTAAGGCAGATCATACAACTGATAAGGATCATGTAGATGTAGAAATATCTCTATCTGATTTTCATATAGCTAAGAGATGTGTAGATGGTGATAATCGTCCAGAAGATAGAGCTCTAAGATATTTCAATGTGGCTCAGTCTTTGATTATGAAGGTTAGAGCTAATTATAATATAAACACTGTAGTGTTACCTATATCTAATGATTTCTTTCATACAGATAATTATCAAAATCAAACTACACAGGGAACACCACAAGATACTATAATGGATTATAGTTCTGAATATGAATTAGGATTTGCTATTCTTGTAGATACAATTAACATGTTAAGACAACATTGTAATGATGTTACAGTGATACTTGTACAGGGTAATCATGATAGAACTAAATCTTTTTACTTAGCTCATGCATTAGATGTATATTTTAAAGATGATCTTGATGTAGACTTTATAAGAGAACATTCAGTTATCAAAGCAAAGGTGTTAGGTAATACATTCATTGGATGGCACCATGGTAATTGCAAGTTAGATGACCTTCCATTATTGTTTGCTACACATCCTGAATATGGTCAGTTCTTTGGTAATGCAAAATACAGAGAGATCCACACAGGAGATAAACATCACTATATGGCTAAAGAAGTCAAAGGTGTAAGAATACAACAAATGCCTAGCTTATCTGGAACAGATAGATGGCACTTAGATAATAACTACGTACATTCAGTAAGAGCTGCTTTAGCATTAGTATATGATACTAAGTTAGGCAAGATTGCAGAGTACGAAACTCGAATATAATTATGGCAACATTAAGGAAATTAGTAAGTGATATTAGAAGTGTCCACAAGATACTTTCTACAGATAGTCTTATTACAGATAGAGCAATTGCTTCTGAGATAAGAAACAATTCTCTATTGTTAATTAAGAGAGAAACCAATCTAAGAAAGCTTTGGGCTACTGATACGTTATTCACTACCATTCCTTGTTTAGAAATGATGGAAGTATCTATTTCTGAATGCTGTGATTATGTAGATCCATGTTCTATAGCTAGAACTAGATATAAACTCCCACGTATATCTGAAGGAAACTATCAGTATGTTATACAAGGAGTTTATTCTATTAATGCTATGAGTGGTCAAGGAAAGAAGTTAAAAGAAATAACTGTAAATAGATATATAAATCTATTAACTCTTCCTGTAATTAAGAATCAAGAATACTTCTGGATATCTAATGGATATCTATATGTAAATAATCCGATGCTTAAAGCAATTAGATTTGTAGCATTCTTTGAAGAAGATGTACACAACGATCTTATGTATCCAGAATGTGGATGTGGTACACCAGAATACACCGAAGAAGAAATATGTAAGAATCCTTTAGATAAAGAGTTTGCTCTTCCTGGATACTTAGAACAACAAGTCTTAGAATTAACATCAAAGAAACTATTATCTACTTATTTCAATATTAAAACAGATACTAGTCAAGAAGGAATTGATGGACAAGCACCAAATACAAAACCAACTAATTAATGAGGACAAAGGTTGATTGGAGATCTTCTAGTAAAGACAACTATAATCAGTTTTGTAAAAAACATCCATCTGTAATACTTACTTATGATGAGTGGAGAAATATCATCTACACTTATAATGAACTATTCAAAGAGTATATATTAGAGACAGGATACAAAGCAAAGCTACCTTATGGATTTGGAGAATTCTCTATCAACAAAAAGAAAAGAAGAAAATTAAAAGGTATAGATGGAAAAGAATTTGTTAACTTACCAATCGATTGGCAAAAGACTAAAGAGAAAGGAAAAGTTATTTATAACTTTAATTATCATACGGAAGGTTATTTTTTTGGTTGGATGTGGTTTAAGCAATCAGCAAGATTTAAAAATTCTGACCTTTGGTATTTCAAACCTTCTAGATTAACCTCAAGACTATTATCACATTACTTGAAAACCAGCGACAAGTATCAACACATCTATAATCAATGGAAATCATAAACTATGTCGTACTATTATAAATATGCTTTCATAAGCCCAGAACCTGTCTACTCAACTGTAAAAGAAGAATTAAAATCTTACTTTGATACAGGTGCTGTGGATGATTTATTATTTCCTACATATTTAGACAAAGCTCTAAAGAAGTTAGGAAGAACTACCTATGTAATTACTGATGAGGTTTTGTTTGTTGAAGACTTTGAAGCTAGACTTCCTGATAACTTTTATGCTGTTAGAGAAGCTTGGATGACTACAGAGGTAGCTGGATATCCATATCAGACAGCTAATTCATTCTATTCACAAGCTGCTTCAGCTACTACTATTCAGGTGGCACCATTAACTATTGGAGGAACTCCTTGTAACAAACCTGGATGTCAAACTCCACAATGTGATGGTACCTGCATGCCTGTGCTAGTACAAGCTGTATACAAGACAAATAATAGTGTAGCTAGAGGATTTACTCATGACTACTTACTTAAGCCTGGAAACATCTCCGCAAGAATGAATTGTGGTGTAGAATATACAAACAACTGGGACTTCTATGCTGAAGCTCCACCTATACATCAATTCACTCCTGGCTCTGCTAGTTATGATAGTTTTGATATACGAGATAATAAGTTTGTAACTAATTTTAGAAATGGTGTAGTACATTTGATATTCTATGCTACAGAATACGATGAGATAGGAAATCAATTGATTCCTGATAATTATCGTATTAGAGAGTATGTAGAGGCATTCCTTAAGTTTAAAGTGTTTGAAACTCTTACAAATCAAACTAATGATGAAACTTTTAATCAGTTACAACAGAAGTTGATGTATCACAAACAAGCATATGAAGAAGCTTTCATTATGGCTAGTATTGAGATTAAGAAACAAACTCCTTGGGAGAAACAAAGAAGGATCAAAAATGATCTTAATAGATTTAATATGTATGAACTTCCTAACCGTACTAATAGATATGGTAGAAGACGTAATAATTAATAATTATGGCAGAAGAGCAACCAAAAGGTAATATTAGACAAGAGTATAATAATGCTACTATTGGATTAAACTTGGATCAAACTTTGAACCAGATTAAACCAGGTACATTAACTTATGCCTTAAATGCTGCCTTAGAAAACTTTGATTCTAGTTCTGTCAATTATCAGAATGAACAAGGGAATGAACTATGTGTTACATTTCCTAAAGGATATATATTAATTGGTACGCATTTTATTAATGAACAGAACAAACATATATTCTATATAACTAATCCTGATACAAATGATAGTCAGATTGGATATATGGATAATAATGATTGTATATATAATACATTAGTCGATGCTGTTTGTCTTAACTTTAGTATTAACCATCCTATACATAAAACTGTACATAAGATTACAAACTGTACTACAGAGATATATTGGACAGATGGAATCAATCCAAGAAGATATTTAGATATTAATAATATACCAAAACTATTACAAACAGGAAGCACACTCTGTGATCCTATATATAGTGATGAGGTGGATTGTAATCAACTTAAGTTACAACCAAACTTTAGCATTCCACAAATTGCTGTAACAGATATTACTACAGGAGGAGAACTTGTTACTGGTACATATCAGTTTGCTGCTCAGTATTCTGATGCTGCTGGTAATCCTTATACATCATATTATTCTGTTACCAATCCTACACCTATTGCAGATCCTTTTATAACAACAGTTAATTATAATTACACTGTTGGAAAATCTATTGTTCTTAATATGACAGGATTAGATACTACAGGACAATATCAATATTTCAATTTAGCTGTTATTAAAACAATTAATGGAATAACTTCTGTAGAGTTAGTAGGAACATATTTTATTGAAGAAGCTAATGATCGAATTACTTATACAGGTCAAAACAAAACTCAGATAAGATTAACTATCAATGATATATTTGAAAAGTTTCCTTACTATGATATTGCGCAAGATATTACATCTGTACAAGATGTTCTTGTATGGGATAATCTTACATCTATAGATAGAATTAACTATCAAGAGATTGCTTCTGGTATAAATCTATTATGGGAAACATATAGAATTCCTGCCACTGAAAACTATGCTGATGAATTAAATGCTACAAACTTACGTGGGTATCTACGTGATGAAGTGTATGCATTTGAAATTGTATTCTTATTAAAGAATGGTAAACAAACGGATGGTTTCCATATTCCTGGAAGAGAACAAAACTACAATGAGTTCTCTCAACCAAATATACCTGATACAAGTGCTGACTTTATAGGTGAACCTGAACCAGGCACAAACTATAGTCCTTATTGGAAAATATATAATACAGCAAGTGTTCTTGGTACTGCTCCAGAATATTCACCAGATCCTACATACAAAGGATCATATCAATATGGTGAATTTGCTTATTGGGAATCTACAGATGAATATCCTTGTAATGTAGATGTATGGGGAGATCTTGCTGGTTTACCAATTAGACATCATAAGTTCCCAGATATTCTTGTTAGTCCAGCATATGAATCAAAAATATTCACTGGTCCTTCAACAATGGTAATGGGTAATGATGCTGTATTTCCTATTGGTGTTAGAGTGAACAATGCTGATATAAGAAATCTTATCACTACATCTTCATTAACTGCTGAACAGAAAGATGATATTATTGGATACAAGATAGTAAGAGGGGATAGAGGAACAAATAAATCTATTATAGCAAAAGGTATTCTTAGAAATGTAGGAACATATGAAAGAGAAGGACAATCCTACTACTATCCAAACTATCCATATAATGATCTTGAAGAAGATCCATTTTTAAATGAAGTGAATAATGCATGGACAAAGTTATGTGAGCCATGGGATATTAATGTGTTTGAATTTAATATGCCAGAAACTGGTACACCTACTTATGTTGAATTTGAAATCACTAGTTGTAACACTAATAAACGTTCAAAAATAAAAATTACTGAACTAGGTAAAACTGTACAATGTTCTATTACTAGACCATTACCACTTGGTCCAGGACAATTCAATAAAATGAATACTAATAGAGGTGGTTTTGAAACACCTGCTGCTGGAATAGTAGCTAATGTATCTCCATCAAATTATGATGTGTGGTTTGTAACAGTAGGTGAAACTGATATTGGAACTGGTAAAGCTGGATATGAAGTGGGATGGCAAGATACAGTAATGGGATTGTCAAAGGAATGGGTACCTGGAAACATTATTGCTTCTAATGCAGGTTCATATTATTTAAATTGTATAAAAGGACTTCCCCCTGTTAATAATTCAGGAAATGATAATGAAGAATTTCGTCTTCATCAAGAAATTAGAGTGGATGCTTGTAAAGTAGAAGTTCCACAAAAAGCAATAGTTAATTCTCATAGACAAATATTTAATTCACCTGAAACATCTTTTGGACAACCATTCTTAGGAGGTATTCTTAAATTAGAGAATGTAATGTTTGGTGGTGGAAAAGGACATTTTGTTCAAGTGAAGAGTAATGCAAAATATAAACTTCTTACAAAAGAAGCACAAGAGGATGCTCTTAAAAGTTCACAGAATGTAGCAGATATGAGTGTAGGATTTAATGTAACAGCAATGTTCACTGTATACCAAGCATATTTAACAATATATGTAAATGGTATTACAAGAAGAAACTATGCTCAATCATTTAACTCTATAGCTGATTATAACTATTCAGAAGCTATACCTAATAATCAAGGAGTTAAGCAAAGAAATTTAGATATAAAAAGATATTTAATTCCTGGTGTACAATCAGTAGGAGATACATTTCCTATTAATAATTATAGAAGAGAATCTTCAGTTTATTTAAAAACTGATGATGCTAAACCAGTGTTACCATTTCCTAGTAATAGTCCTAATATGATTGTTGCAGGAAATCCTAAAGTTACAGACTATTCAAGATTTACTATTGGAGATACATCATCATGTTCTTCTCCTGTTACAGAACAAGATTTACGTGTAGTTTCTTATTATGCATCATTAAAGAATCAGTTTGTAAATCAATGGGGACAAATGTATTCATATGAAACAATTGATACAGGATTCCAAACAGATATTTATTCATCAGGAACATCAATAGTTTTTGGTGGTGATACATTCATCTCTCGTTTTGCATTCAAAACAAAACTTCCTTTCTTTATAGATAATAGAGTTAATGCTCCTGATGATTCAGATATATTCTATGATGAGATTGGTAATATAGCATATCCAAAATATTGGCATTCTGCTAGATCTATATTAGAAGATTATGTAGTACAATCTGGTGGTACAGGTACACTTACAAATATTATATCTTATAAAGCTCACAAATTTGATTGTCCTAATAATCAACTCCCTGGTCCTCCAGATAATAATCCTAATAGAACATTCTATGATGGATACTTCTATCTATTTGCATATGGAGTGCCTAATTTCTATTGTGAGAGTTCTTACAATACAGATCTTAGACAAGCATTCAATAATAGAGAAGGTGATTTCTGGCCACATGTTAGTACAAGTATTCCCGATGATTGGGTACAAGAAGAATTTGTATCTATAGCAAATGATAATACATATACATATAATGTAACATTCTCTAAACAGAATAAAGAAAATACATTTACACATTTACCTCCAGATTGGACTACTCAATTGTGTTATACATATTATCCATTTAGAGCAATCTATTCTGATTCACAAAATATTGATTCAGACAATAAGGTGAATAGCTGGTTAACATATAGAGCACTTTCATATTTTGATTTCCCTCAAAACTTTGGAGATCTTACATCATTAGATGGTATTCAGAACAGAGCTATATTAGCTAGATTTGAGAATAAGAGTTTGATGTATAACAATCTTCTTACGATTGATACAAGTAATCCACAAGCTGCATATGTAGGTAACCCAGCATTATTTAAAGGTGCCCCTCCAATTGATTTTGCTGAAACAGATCTTGGATATGTAGGTAGTCAGAACAAGTTCTTATTAAAAATACCACAAGGACAAATAACTGTAGATGCTAAGAGAGGACAAGTGTTTTTAATCTCTGGTACTGAATCAGTAGATCTTTCTGCATTTGGTTCTGGAATGAACAGATTCTTTACAGACCACTTAGCATTTGAAATACTTAGATACTATCCAAATGTAGATACAGATAATAACTTTACAGGTATAGGATTACATGGTGTATATGATAGTAAGTTTGATAGAGTTATTATATCAAAACTTGATTACATTCCATTAGATCCTAATATTAAATACGATGATGTATTAAGACAATTCTATATTGAAGAAACTATAAATGAGTTTGTATTTAGAACACAAGTGTATTTGACAGATCCAGATTATTTCTGTAATAAGTCTTGGACACTTTCTTACAATGTAAATACTAAGAGCTGGATCTCTTTCCATAGTTATATTCCTAATTTCTATATAGCAGAAAACAATTTCTTCTATTCAGGGATTAATGGATGTTGCGAAGATTTTGATTTAGTTGCAGGAGAAATAGTTCCTACACCTAGTACAACTACTACTACTAGTAGTAGCACATCATCAACTACAACAACTACCACTACTGAAGCTCCTTTAGATTGTACATTAGCTGGAACAGTAGTTCTAACAAATTGTACACTTGTAGGAACAGCAGTGATTACAGTTCCTCCAGTTCCACCACCTTGCACAAGACCTACTACAATAACTACATTCGAATTAATTACAGGATATAATACATTAGTACCACCATCAACTGTTAATTCAACAGGAAGTCAAATAGATGCATGTGCTGCTATAGCTTATGTAACAAGTAGTCCAGACTTTGTATATACATTTATTATTGGACAAGCATTTAGTCTTTCATTATTACAAACAGTATACATAGGCACTGGAACAGATTGTACAGTTATGCCTGATGGTTGGTATTTCACAGATCAAAGTGCAAATACAACAACAAATGTATATCATATTGTGTCAGGAGTAATTACAGAAATAGTACAATGTGTTCCTACTAGTACAACTACAACAACTAGTACAACTATTTGTACTGGTAGTCATTTATATAATTATAACTTAATATTCTCAACAACAACAATAGGAGATTTTACATCATCGTTTACAAATGCATGTTTAGCAGCAGCTTGTTTAAATATAGTTACATGTGGACCTAGTTCATTATTAATTGGATGGTGGGATAATTTATCTCCTGTAATTGGTAATACAGTGTATAATGCTACAACAGGATGTGTTACACCAAATGTAGATGGATACTATGTAATTTATTTAACTGGAATATATCAAGTTGTAGAAATGTTAGATGGTGTAATAGTAGATTTTCCATCTTGTTAAACTAATAAATTATGTCAAAAACAATAACAATAAAGTTAACAAAAGCTGGACCAACTGCTGGACCATTCACTATCTATGACCAATTTGGAAATATCATAGCAGAGAATGTGCCTAAGAAAACTCTTATTGCTGGTATTAGTTACATTGTAAATAATGATGTCACAATGATTACAATTAAATCTGTAGGAGATTGTACAGCAGAAAAGACTATAACTCTTGCTCCTATTACAACAGAGCAATATGCAAACATTCAATTCTCACAAACTATTACAGCTTGTGTATGGAGACATTTAACTAACATAACACTTTATAATTCATTCTATGGAGTGATACAACCATATGTTATTGAATATCCTTTTTCATATAATTTTCAAGATGAAATCCTTCAGAATGTAAAAGACTATACTAAAGCATATAAATATATTAATATACCTGATGGTGTATATAATGATAACACAAGAATAGAAACAAATGATGAATGGTTTAATAAAGCTATTCTATATAATGGACAACAAAGCTCTGGACTATTAGAACTTGTAGCTAAGCCTTTACATAACTTAAGAGCTTATATGCAATATCCTATTTTCAATGCTGAGAGCAAAACTATCACTTACACTAAGAGTGATAACTTCTATCAGTACAATACATTCTGGGCATTAGAGAAAAGTTCTCAGGTTCCATTATTTAATACAGGATGTGAAAGCTTATCTGTTGATAAAATAATAAACCAAGCTAATATGGACTATGGTCCTAGAAGCTTCAAGAAAGCCACTTTAAGAGCCAAGGAACTTAAAATTCGTCACATCTTAGACAACAGTAATACAACGCATCTAGTGAGCCAGTTTATCCTGAGCCCTAGTCAAATATCTTATAAGTAATGACTGGTAAAGTAAAATGCACATGTGGATGGTCATGGAACAAATCTGATTCTAGTAAGAAAGATATGTACATATGTCATGAGTGTGGTAGAGATAATTCTAACAACATGAAGAATGGTGGTTGGTTAGATAATTACAATGATTCACAAGCTTCTGCTCCTGAAGGAATGGAAGGAGATGGATTCTCTAATGTAGGTAGAAATAGTTCTCCTGCATGGGGAGGACAGTTTCAGAATGGTGGTAAAGCACCTAAGTATGTAGAATCAAAAAATGATCCTAGATATAAAGCCTATCAAGATAGTTTAAGTTTATACAATTATAGTAATAGAAACAAAAAATTTGTAGGTGATTATTTAAATGGAAATTTAGGAGAAGCTCCATCAGAACTTTTACATAAATTGGATGACAATACAAGAAATAGTTTTAAAGATATTGCCTATCATGAACAAGTTGAAAATAAGTTTAATAAAATAAAACCTATACATAAAACAAATGTATATTCTTCTGCTCAGGGAATAAAAAACAATTTAATTTTTACTGTACCTTCTTGGAAAAAACCACAACAACAAGTAATAGTAAAACCTACTACAACTAAAAAAACTACAAAACCTTCTAATACAGGATGGACACCTTTAACAAAAGAAATAGCTAAAGGTAGATATGAAGGAGATTTAAAAAATATGGTTTATAGAAAAAAATCAGATGGAAATTATGATATTACATACCAAGCACCTCCTGAAGTTTCTAGACAACCTATACAGGCAATACAAAACAATCTACGTCCAGCAGGATTAGTACAAGGTGATTTTGATATAGATGCTGATGCAGAAATACAGCCAGAAGTAAGACATGCTAAATCTTGGAAATATAATACAAGAGAAGGTCGTAGTGAAGAATCAGGTTATGTAAATTCTCCAGAAGATATGGACTATTATTCTAGGCTAAGAGATTTTTATCAAATAGGTGCTGGAAAAGGTTTAGGAAATAAAGTGGAGATAACACCACATTATCAAATGGGTGGTTCTGTCTATCCAGTTAATTATGTTCCTCAAGCACAAGAAGGAAAAGAATTAACTTTCCTACAACCTACTAGTGATAAGTTACCACAAGGATATAGAATACCATATGCTGATCCTAGTAGTGAAAGAGCTATGTCTATAGGTGGAGAGAATGGAGAACCAGCATATTTGATTCCTAGTTTTAAATATGGTAAACCTTTATATGATCCTATTGGTGAGTTTAGAAAAACTAAAGAACATCTTGGTGGTCCATTTAAAACATGGCAAGAAGCAGATGAGTGGGAAAAAACTGTAAGACATCCAGCAGTTGAAAAAGGAGAAAACATAATGTTTCCTCAAGAGAAATTTGCAATGGGTGGAACCATAGCAGGAGCTCCAGGTTTCTCATATGCACGTACACAAGGAGCTGCTCCTAGTAATGGGAAGTACGCAAAGAAAACAATGGCTAGTGCACAGAATGGTAAAGAGATGCAATACTATCAGAATGGATTAGATTTCAAACCTAAGACTATTAGTAAGAATGGATCTTGGTTATCTAAATATGATGTAGCACAAGCTGGTGCACAAGTTCAATATGGTACACCTGAATATGAAGAAGCATATAACAAAGGTGAAGTTGTAACAGATGAAGGTGGTCGCTCTCCTATTTTATTAGATGAAGTAGTTGTTCCATCTAAACCATTAACAGAGTTTGGAAAAACTAGAAAAGAAATTGCTGCAAAAAATAAATGGGAAGACTATGCTCAAAAATACTTAGGTAACTTTGAAAAGAACATGGGGCAAACTCTTGAGAATCTTCCTGAATCTAGAAAACAAGAATACGAAGATTATATAAATAAGTTAGCTTTTGATGAATATATTAAGATACATCCACAACTTAAGGGTGAAGAACGTGGTGCATACATAGATAGAATGCAAACTGAGAATGCTAACAGTTCTAATTTTGAAAGAGCATATGAAGCTAATGCAGATTACAATGATGCAACAGATGTTAATAAATGGAGAAAAGGATTAATAGGATTAGGTTCATTAGTTCTTCCAAAACCAGCAATGGATTACATGAAACAGGAGTCTGATTACTTTTCTAAAAAAGAAAAGCAAGCCATGATTGATAATCCAATATCAACACAAGTTGGTGATGTAATGGGTACATTAGAACCTTTGTCAATTCCTGTTGAGGGAATATATGGTAATAAATCTTTTGGAGATATTGCTTCAGGAGAAAGTGCAGATATACCAATGTCAGCTAGATTACTTGGTGATCCTTTAATGTTAGGATTTGAAGCTGCACCATTAATTGGTGAAGGGTTTAATGCAGCAAAAATAGCATTAACAACAGAAGAAGGTTTATTATCTAATACTTATAAATATAATCCTTGGGCATTTAAACCTAATTCAGAAGCTTATTATAGAGGTATAGGAAAAAGTGGTTTCGATCAAGCTATAGAGACAGGAGTCATAAGCGGTCGTCCAAATTCTACTTTTGGAGAAGATGTATATATGTCATCAATGTTAGATGTTGCAAAACGATATGGTAAAGATTTTCGTAATCCTTTTAATAAAAACTTTTTTGTAGAAGGTCCTGGAAATAAAACAAGTTATATTGCTGAAATTCCAAGAACTTCATTAACTAATCCTAATAGTCCTATTCCTTATAATGTTGGGACAGAACAGTATCCTACATATTTTCATGAATTTAAGAACCCAAAACCAATTCCTCTTGACAATGTGAAATTATTAAAAGAACATTGGTTACAAAGATATAAAGAAGTTGGAAATCCTACTTCAGGATTTAGAACAAGTGTAGCTCCTGAATTAAGACAAGGGTTAAGAACAAATGGTCAATCTTTTGGTTCTTCTATAGAAACTCCTCAAGGATTTGAAAATAGAGTATTTGATAAAAATGTTCAATTAGGAGAATATAAAGGAATTGGACATTTATCAGAACCTGGGTATAATTATAGAGTATTATCTCCAAAAGAAATAGATGCTATACGAGAATCAAAAGGAGTATTTCCAAGAATAGGTAAACAAAAAGGTGGGAATCAAAATGTTAAATATTGGACAAAAGGTAATAAAGAAAACTGGTTTGGAGATAAAGCTGATTTAGAAACAATTAGAGTTAATAAAAATAATTTTAGTTCAGATAAAGTTGTAAATTCAAAACATGTAGAAGTTTATGACAAACAAACAAACAAATTTAAACCTTTAAAACAAGGTGGAATTATCAAAGATGATAGAGGACAATGGGATCATCCAGATGAACCAACAAGAATATCAGGTGGTAACATAACAATGAAACCAGATCCTCTAACAGGTAAACCTTTAACTAAACCAATATTAGGAATAGCAGATACAGGAGAAGAACAAATGATGTATCCTGGTGAAGACTATAACTTTGAAGGAGCTGAGTATGTAGATGAATACCCAAAAGGTAAAAGACCTAAGAAAGCTCAGAATGGATTAAGGCAAGAACAGAAAGGTTTGCAGAATCTAGATAATCTAACTAACTTTACAAATTATAATAAACCACAACCAGGAGGCTGGTTAAACAAATACAATTAATATGAAAGCAAAAATTTTAAAAATCGCTGGAGTAAAATCTGAGAAAGAGTTCTACAAGAAATATCCTTCTGAGGAAGCATTTATGAAACAACATGGTAAAGCTTTTAAGAAAGCTCAGATGGGTAGTGTTATCAGTGGAGGTGGTCAAACATCAAATCCTAAGATGATTAACTTTCAAACTATGTATAATCAAGCAGATATGGATGTCACTGGTATGACAGATGAGATGAGACAGAAACAACTTGCTGCTCAAACTCCTCCTGCTACTGCACCTGCTGCTCCAGCTTCTAGTGGTGGTATTGGTGGTATGATTGGTTCATTAGGTAAATTATTTGGTGGAGAAGGTGGTGAAGCTGGTGCAGGTGAAGCTGGTGGAATGGAAGATGTTATGGGCATGCTTGGTGGTGGTGCTAGATATGGAACTTCTATTCCTAGAGCACAAACTGGTGGTTGGTATCAAAATAATCAACCAATGTTTTCTTCTTCTCAAGCTAATCCAAAGTTTCGTAAACCTCCTATTAATAATGATTTTGAAACACCAGAAGTTGATGGACAGCCTTACCAAGGATTTACAGATGAAGAAATAGCAAAACAAAACAATGAAATAATTGGATCTCCAAATACTCCTGTTGGAAATAAAGGAGGTGGATTCATGGATGCAGTTTCAAAATATGCTGGACCTGCTGGAAAACTATATGAAGGATATGAAGCTTTGAGAGGAGAGAGAAGAGCTAGAAAAGCAGCTGAACAACAAAAGGTTGTAAGTGATATTACATTAGAAGCTTCAAAAACTAGACCAGAAGAAATAAAAAGAAAGTATGTAAGACCAGAAGATATACAAAATACTGGTGAAGAGTTCTTTCCTATATATGGTGTAGGAACTAATCCTCTTGCTAGAAATGGTATTAGATTACAAGATGGTGGTGGTGTAGAAGATCGTCCTGGAGGTATGATGGGTAGAGAACCAATCATTCCTGAAGTTGATGCTATAACACCTATTCAAGAAAAACCATCAAATTTTGATTCTAACTCTGCTAGAGATAACTGGGTTCAGAAAACAGGACTTCCATGGAGTGAAGCTAAGAGACTTGGTTATACATCAGGAACTGCAAAAGATAATACAAAACTATTAGGTGAATTAAATGATCCTAGATTCAAAAAAGAAAATTTAAGAACTGCTCCTTCTAGAAGTAGTTCTCAATCACGTACACCTGTTCAACATAGAGAAACTCCTACAGGAAGACTTACTCCTATTAAACCAGAAGCTCCTATGCAATCATATGCTGAGGCAATGAAAGGTAAACCTAAATATACAAAAAATCAAGGAAATATAGGAGCACCAGATGAAGGAAATATGATTACTAGACTTGGAGAACTTTTAGCTAATCCAATGCAAACATTAGGACATTATTCTAAATATAATGAATTACCTGGTGAAGGATTTTCTAAGTATAGTAAAAATGCTTATGATCAAGTAATTGGTACTGTAAATCCAGCTTATTGGATAAACGCTGTAGGAAATGCTTCAGACTATGCAAGTGAAGGAGAATATAAAAAAGCAGTGATTGAAGCTGCAGATGCATTACCTGCTTTAGGTAAAGTTAAATATGTTAAAAATATACCATTTGCTAAAGGACTTCCAGCAGGGAAAGAATATATTAAGAGAGCTGGTTATTTAGGAGAAGGTGCAAAAAGAATATCAGGACCTGCATCTAAACAATTAGGACAAGCTACACCTAGAGCATTAGGTGAAGGGTTTACACCTAACTTTGTTATGTATGAAGATGGTGGATCAATAGGAGGTAATCCAACAGAGATACAAAATACTTATGGTAATGGTAATTCTATATATGATGATCTTGAATATGAGCCATTATATGATGTAGATCAACAAAAATCTTTTTACCATGGTGGAAGATTGCATCAGATGCAAGATGGTGGTGCAACTCCATGGGGAGCTATTGGAGGAATGGCTACAAATATAGGACAAGAAGCAATGGGTGGTCAAAATGCTGGTGGACAAATAGGTAGTACAATAGGTTCAACTGCAGGTACTGCTATTGGAGGACCTATTGGTGGAGCAATTGGTGGATTTGTTGGTGGTATAGCAGGAAATGCATTAGATACAAATGCTAAGACAATGAAAAAAGCTCAAGCAGCTACACAAAGAAATATAACAAAGATGGGTCTTAATTCTGGGTTCCAATCAATTCAAGGACAGAACCAATCATATATGGAAAATGGTGGTGATATTCCTAATTATGAGGATGGAGGATATATGAATCCTGAATATAACCCACAAGTGATTACAATGTTTGGTGATCATAATGCACAAGACTTTGCTGATTATGCACATAAAGATCAATACAGAGCTGGTGGACATTTAAAAGCTTATACACCTCCTAGTGAAAGAGCTATGGAAACATATAGAGATGGTGGAGGAGTTAAATCATATGGATTAGGTGGAGAGTTACAAACACACTGGGGTGGAGGAGCTGAAACTATTTCACAAAATCCTTATCTACCAGGTACAGGAGAAACAGTTATGTTTAGAGGTAAGAGTCATGAAGAGAGATCTCCTAATGGAGAAACAGGTATCGGTGTTACATATGGTGGTAATCCAGTAGAAGTTGAAAGAGGAGAGCCTATGGTTGAATTAGAAGAAGGTGGAACAATAGATCCTGAAACTGGAGAAGTTCAAAAGTCTGGTGTAGTATTTGGTAATCTAAAGATTCCTAATCAATATTTAGATTTATTAGGAGATAAATCTGCTAAGGGTAAGAAGTTTAAAAACTATGTAAATGATTTATCTAAGATAGAAGAAAGACAAAACAAAGTTATAGAGAAATCAACTAATGAATTAAATGGTCTTACACCATTGACATCATTTGATAAACTTAAAATGACAGCATTACAAGCTAATATACAAGGAGCTAACATGAAACTAAAACAAACTGCTGATAGAAAAATAAATGCAGCTGCTCTTCAGAATGCTATTAATGATACAGCAGAAGAACAAGGTATAGTTGCAGATGATCTTGCAAGAGGTAAAGTGAAGATAGATAAAGAAGCTCAACCACAATATGCTAAGTTTGGTGGTAGTTTTACAAAAGCACAAGATGGTGCTTATAAAGTGTTAGGTAAAAAACCAGGAGCTATTGATTATAATCCTATTGGAGAAACATCAGGTGGAGATTTATGGAAAAATGAAACAACATATGAAAATGTATGGAAACCAAAAGTGTATTCTGCATTTAGTGATCCTAAAAGATCTGAAGAACTTATTAAACGTATTGAAGGATACAGTGGTCAAGATGCTGAAGATGTTAAAGCTGCTTTAGCTAAAGGAAAAACTCCTGAAGATAAAAAAGCTATTGCAATAAAACTTGCAACAGATAAACAAGTTGGACCTTTTCATGAGCTTATGAATCAAGCTATTGATTATAAAATACCTACCACTACACCAACAACAACTAAAACTGCATCATCAGATACACTTCCTTCAGAACTTCCAGCTGATGAACGTGCAAATTGGATGGATATTCTTAACGCAGCTATTCCTTATTTAAGACCTTCTGATCAAGAAGCACTTGATATGGCACAGTTATATCCAGAGATGTATGCAATGTCTTCTAATCAATTAGAACCTGTACCAGCTCAAGGGTATCAACCAGAGATTGGTGTACCTTATGATATTTCTTTACAAGATCAATTGAATGCTAATCAAGCAGATTATAGATCTATGCAAAGAATGGTAGGATATAATCCAGCAGCTCAAGCTAATTTGAATGCTCAGAAGTATCAAGCTAATCAAGGAGTGTTAGGAGATCAGTTTAGAGCTAACCAAGCTATGAAAGATAAAGTGTATGGTGAGAATAGAAATATTCTAAATGATGCTAAACTTAAAAATCTTAGTATCTTTGATAGACAATATGAAAGACAATCACAAGCTTTATCTAATACTAAAGCTACAACACAAGCTGCTCTTAATTCTATTGCTGATAAATATGCTAAGAACAAACTTGAGAATAGAGAACTTGGTGTATATGAAAACTTGTATAACTACAGATATGATGATCAAGGAAGAGCTATTAACATGAATCCTCTTGCACAATTCAATATGCAAGGAAGAGGAATTTCTGGTAAAGACACTGCTCCAGAAGGATATGAGTATGAAACTATTCTAAAAAAGAAAAAGAAAAAAGAAGATACAGCTAAAAATGGTTCTGTTGTAAGATCTTATAAAAATATATAACTAATTTAATTATAAAGAATTACCAGAATTGATTATTAATTTTGGTAGTTCTAATAATTCATATTACATTTGCTAACCGACATACATAGTATGTAAAATATAAAAAAGAATATGGCTTCATATACTGACAAAATCCCAACTTTTAATCCTTACGTATCACAATTACCTGTAGAGGCAATGGTGAAAGTTGGTATGCAAAAACAACAACAGTATGAACAAGGTGTAGAAAAAATACAAACTACAATTGACAATATTGCAGGAATGGATGTTGCTAGTGATTTAGATAAAAAATATCTACAATCTAAACTTAATGCTCTTGGTAATAATCTTAAAGGTGTTGCAGCTGGTGATTTCTCTAATTTCCAATTAGTTAATTCTGTTAATGGAATGACTAATCAAATAGCTAAAGATGAAAATGTAATCAATGCTGTAAGCTCTACTGCTAGAATAAGAAGAGAACAAAAGATATTAAATGAAGCTGAAGCAGCTGGAAAATCATCTGTTCAAAATAGAGCTAAGTTTGAAGAAGGCGTTGGTAAATATATTAATAAAAAAGATATAAAAGAATCTTACACTGGTAGATACACTCAGTATACTGATATAGATAAAAAACTTAGAGAAGTAGCTGATAAGATACATGAAGTGGATAAATCTATTGAGAATCCATATAAGAGAGATAATGCTGGTAACACATTATATTTTGATGCAAAAGGGAATGCATCATTAGATCCTTCAAAAGGAGTGGCTAAAATAGATGATGCTATGTTAGCTGTTAAGGTGAAGGGTAAACCAGCTGAGAAAATTCTAGCTAACTTCTATAGCTCTTTAAATGAAAATGATCAAGAGCAATTAAAAATAGATTCATGGTATCATTATAGAGGTGCTACTGCTGATACATTTAAAGAACAATCTACTAAAAATTATAATAATCAGAAAAAAATAATATCTGATAAAGTGATGCAGTATAATTTAGAATTAACAACAAATCCTAAATTAACAAATGTTGAGAAAAATGCACTTCAAGCAAAAATAAATGATGCAAACAAAGTGTTACTAGATGGTTCTTTAGAAAAACAATTAACTAAACAAATAGAAGATATAGATTCTAATAAAGATATTGAACAATATAAATATAAAATTTATACAGAAAAAACTTTAACTGGATTAGCCGAAGATCTTTCATACCAAAGTTATGAACAAGAGTATAAAGCTAATCCATATTTTCAAGCAGACATGCAGAAAAGACAGTTACAATTTTCATATGACAATGCTGCAAGAGATCAAAGAAATCAAGATAGATCATTCAATTGGGGAGTAACTAAATTCTATGCTGAACAAACATTAGCTGCAGCTAAACTTAAAGGAGGTCTTGCTACAGGTGATATACCAGTTACAGATCAAGCAATTGCTACAGATATTGACACTCCATCTGCAGGAAAATTAAATGAAGAAATATTAGGTATAGGTGGAGAAAGAACAAAAGGTGGTGTAGTTATAGTATCTGGTCAAATTGATCTTCTTACTAACAAATATTTAGATAAGGTGACAAATCCTTCATTAGCTACAAGTCAAAAGAAAACAACTTATTTAGATTACTTAGCAAGAGAGTATGCACAGAACCCATCTAAGTTAGTTAAGAGTTTACATAATCCTAATCTAGCTAAATATCTAGAAGAAAGAAGAGCACTTGAAATTACATTAGGTCAAAAACAATCTTTGTACAAAGCTACTAAAGATGCATCAAGTATATTTGATGATAGATCACAAGACATTCTTAGACAAGAAGGTGGAGTAAATGATTCTAAGGGAAGAACTTTATATACATCAACTGAGTTATATAACTTTTCAAAAAATGCTGAAACATTTATTATTACAACTGGAGGTGGTGCAGGTGCTACTGGAGGTGGTGGTGTAGGTACTACATCATTAGATGTTAATGGATTATTGAAATCAACTAAAGGTACAAAAAATGAAGCTTTGGCAAGAGCTTATGTACACAACTATTTAGGTAAAGATTTAACTCCAACAGAAAAAGTATTACTTAGTAAAGCACATTCAATTAAACAAAAATACGATCCTCAATTATATAGAATACAACAAGAGAAAAGAAGTTTTGAATCAGACTTTTTAGCTAAGAGAATGCCTGAAAGACAAATGCAAGTTGGAACTATTGATTATAAAAACAATAAAGGTGATGAAACTCTTGTTGATCAAATAATTGGAAATAAATTAAATGAATACCAAAAGCTTGGACAAGTAGATGTTCAAAAATGGGGAGACTTTTCACCATCAGTATTATCTAAAATTAGAGAAGATAAAAATGCATCCTATACAATAGAAAAGAAATATGATGGATCAGCTAATTTGGTTGTAACAAGTGGAGAAGATAAACAAATCATTCCTATTACAGCTCAAGAGTTATATACATACTCTTCAAAAATTGCTCAAAGTAATCCTTGGAATGATATTAAAGCACAAGTGTTTGCTTCAGCTGCACATACAACTAACTTAATAGGAGGTAATGATAGTTCAGCTGCAACTAATGCTCGTTTAAGTGGATATAATGCTCCTAGCTTAGCACATACAGCATTGGCACCTTTAGTTAGATTTGATGTTGAAGGATCTGCTGATAATGATGGTGGACCAAATGATAGTTACATTCTTAGAATGTATGCACAAAATAATGGAGTATGGCAAACTGGATATATTGGAAATGAATTTTCTAGTCTTGCTACTGTTCAGGAACAAATGAAAAACATTGGTCCTGGAACTGTTTCTGATTTTTTAAAAACCTATAAATAAAATAATAGATTATGCCAATTTTTGACAATGAACTTATAGATAATGTTTCTGATAGATCTGACAATGAAATTAGATTACCACAAGCACCATTAGGATCTCCTGTAACAAGAGAGATAAATACTAATATGGGTGGAAATTGGGGTAGTAATGATCATAAAGTTGAGATGGGATTAAGCCTAGATGAACTTGCTAATGTACAAGCTCCAACTCAAAGATCATTTGATAGACCTTTTAGTTCTGTAAGTGCAAAAACATTATTAGATAATAAACGTTATCCTATGTATGAAAGAGATGTAGATCTTGAAAACATATATGGGTTACAACAATCTTGGTATACTAAACTTGGACATAGTCTTGTTAAGGCTGGTGTTACAGCTACTGGTACATTTGCACAATCTCTTACAGATATTCCTAATACAATATCAGCTCTTAAAAGTGGTAGTGCATCAGAACGTATGGCTAGATTAGCTGGTGATCCAGATGGATATGAAGGAAGCATAGATAATTGGATTAAGAATTTTGAAGATGTTCTTCCTAATTATATGACTAGAGAAGAGAAAGCTCATCCATATCTAGCGATGATTCCTTTTGCTCCAGGTTCTGCAAACTTTTGGGGAGAATCAGTTATTAAAAATCTTGGATTTACAGCTGGTGCTATAGCAGGAGCAGTTGTTCAAGATGCTGCAATTGGTTTTGTTACAGAAGGTATAGGAGCAGTTCCATTATTTGCTAGTCAAATAGGTAAAGCTGCTTTGTGGATGAATAAAATTGCAGGTGGAACTAATAAAGTTGATAAGGTATTAGACTTAGCAAAAACATTAGGGAAGAGTGAGAAACAGATTTTAAAAATACAACAATTAGGAAACTTAGCTCAGTCTGAAAAAGTATTGAATGGTGCACGTTATGGTATTATTAGTTGGGGAGCTGCACAGACAGAATCTGGTGTTGAAGCTAGAGATGGATACAGACATGTTAAAGAAGAATTAATCCAACAATATAAAGATAATAACTTTGGTGAAGAACCAATAGGACAAGCTCTTCAAGAAATAGAAGACTATTCTACTGATGCAATGAATACTAGATTTGGTATCAACATGGCATTACTCACTGTATCTAATGCTGTGCAGTTTGATAATTTATTTAAGTCTTTTACTACAGCACAGAAAAATGTTACAGGAAGTCTTACAAGAAGTATAGGAGAATCTGGTAAGGTGGGTCTTAAAGAAGGAAGCTTTGATGTATTTGAAAAGAAATCTGCTGCAGGTATAAAAGATAGAGTTTGGGATTTTGTTAAACCTAAACTTCCTAATGTATTATCTGAAGGTGTATATGAAGAAGGTGGACAATTTGCTGCTGAGAGAGGAACATATGATTACTATACAAGAAAATATAAAAACCTTAATAATCCAGTTAAAAAACAAAACTGGGATGATTTAAAAGAAATAACTAGTTCTACTACTTATGGATTATCTGAGCAGTTTAATACTACAGAAGGTATAAACAATATGATTGTTGGTGGACTTACTGCTATGTTAATTGGTGGAGGGCAACAAATGTATGATTATAAAAAAGGACAAGGTAAAGATGCTAGATTAAACTCTTCTGTTAACATGCTTAATAGATATGGAATGACAGGTATTCTTTCTGATAAGTATGATAATACATTAAATTCTATTGGTATAGCAAAAGAAATGAATGAAGCTGCTAAGAGTGGTGATATATTCAGATATAAAAATCTTAAAAATGATATGTTTTTCAATTTTGTACAATCACGTATTCCATCAGGAATGCATGATGTTACAATTGAACAATTAAAAATGTTAAAAGATCTTGATAGAGAAGATTTCCAAAAGACTTTTGGAATGGATTTTAATTCATCTAATCAAAAAACTGTAAGTGGATATGTAGATTCATTAATTGAGAAAGCTAATGATATTAATAAAACATCAGAAGCTATTAATTCTACATTTAAAAATCCATTTACTTCTTCTACAGATCCAAAAACTCCTGAAGCAATAGATGAGAATGCTAATCATGACACCTTTGAAAATTGGAAAACAGATCTTACCTATTATGCATCAATCAAAGATGATGTAAACCATAGACTTGATTCTATACAAGATAAAGTGTCACAAATAAATCCTCTTATTGATAATGACACTTTAGCTAGCATCACTGATAAAGATTCATTAAAAGAATTATCTAGATCATATGAGGAAAGAGCTAATCAATTAAATAAAACAATAACTGATTATACTACACCTGCAGATAAAAAAGCTACTAGAGAGCAAGTAAAAGCTTTACGTACACAATCTGAAAAGATTAATATTGCTTTAAATGGTGGATCTCTTGATTTAAAAACATTTCATTCATTACTGAACTTTGAATTGAATAATCAAGATGGTAAGAAAGAAGATGTTGTAGGTCTTGAAAATGCTTCAGAGTTATATGTATATGGAGCTGACATTAATAAAAATAGTGCATATAAAAAATTAGCAAGTGAAATTTTTGATAATCTTTCTGCAGAAGAAGGATTTGATAAATATTTCAAACAAGCAAAAGATATTGCTAATAACCAAGTTGCTGCTGAAGAAGCTGATGAAACTGTCACTGGTGCCACATTTGTAAACAGTGAGAAAAAACAGGAACCATTAGAAGTTAATAGAGAGTACGAAGTGAAAGCTACAAAGAAAGCTTCTATTAATAAAATTGCTGAAGATAGATATGAAGTGATAGCTCCTGATGGTACTTCATCTTTTCATAAGACTGAAGAGCAAGCTAAAGAAGAAGCTAAAGATTTAACTGATGAGAATACTAATCTATCTAAGGTTAAAGTGTTAGCAACAAATGAAGATGGTACAGTTAAGGTGGAAGATGTTAATGGAGATATATTAAACATTGATCCTTCAAGATTACAAGGATACGCTAAAATAAAAACTCAAGAAGAGAAATTAGGTAAGGATAAAGAAGTTATTGATGCAGAGCAAGATAAATTAGAATTGTCTTCTGCAGATGTAGAAACTACTTTTATTGAGCCAGGTGAGTATTTTGGATCAGAGGATCAAAGAAAAGATGTTGATATATTATTTCTTTCTTCAACTAGTGCTTCTGAAGATACAGCTGGTGAGTATACAAATAATTTACCACATGTAAAAAGATCTAGAAAGTTCTTAAACAATGCTAAGTTCTCTAAGAATAGACCTGATATGAAAGTTATCATTGTTACTCCTAACAATGCAAAACAATTAGGACTTGAAGGAATTGTACAACTTTCATTTGATAAACAAATAGGAGACACTCTTACTGAAGATGAAACTAATGTTGAAATGGGTTTCATGGCTCAAGTGTATATTCTACAAACACCTGAAGGAAATTTCTTTGTTGATGTAGATGGTAATGCGATAAGTGAAGTGGGAGTAGAAAATCCTACTATATTAGATCATGTTATTTTTCAAACAATGACTTCTGCTAGTCTTTATACAGAAGGAGGATATGAAAAAGTTAGAGCTGGTCAAGAAATAGAAGCTGCAAAAGCTTTAGAAGCTTACAAGATATTTAGAGAAGATGTATTTGCTCAAGAAGGATACACTCCTTATTCATTTGCTATATCAAGAGGAATAGCTAGACAAAACAAAATCAATGATGTATATGAAGACAATCACATGTCTGATATACTTGGACCAGATGGAGAAGATATAATTTCTAATCAAGATGGTTTATTAAATGTTGTTACAACTGGTAAGTTTGAACACAATGGAGAGCTTTTAACTTTTACTAAAGGAACCACATTAATTAACTATGGTGATCTTTTAGATTTTGCAAATAATAAAAATGTTACAAACAAACAAGCAGGTAATATATTTGCTGTTATAGATGCATTAGCAAAAGACTTAATTGAAAAATCTAATAGTGGTAAACCTGTAAAATTAAATTATAACTATTCTAAATTTTTACAAAACGTTTTATTTTGGAGATCTAAAGCAGATACATCTACACCTAGTCAAATAGGTATAGATACTAATACAATGGAATTTAAAATTGGTGATAAATCTTTTCCATTGTCTGCAATTCCTAATAGTAGAAAAGAAATCATGGATGCTCTTCAAGATGCATTCATTACAGTTAATAATAGAACGTTAGAAGAAGGAACTTCTAAAAAGTTTACAGAATATGTTGTAGATAAAGATGGTGCTTTAAAACGTGTTATTTGGAAGAACTACCAAACATATTTATTATCTAGTAAAAATCCTGATGGATCTTCTCGTTCAACAGAAGATACACCATTGATTACACATACAGCTAAACCAACAGATAACAACAATCCATATAAACAAAAGTATACATTTATAACAGATAAAGAAGTTCTTCCTTATGATAGAGTTCCAGTTAAAGAAGAAATAGAAGAAGAGATTATTGTTGAAGAAGATGGTGATGTTGTTGGTGAATACAAATTAGATAATAAAAAAGTTAATACATCTAATATTATTAATGCAGGTCCTATATCATTTATAGGAAAGATAATTAAAGAGAATGGTGAAAGTATTGTTGAGGTGGAGATACTTAATAATGATACTATTACAAAACTTTCTACAGAACGCCCATTAATAAATGCAATTGATTCTAATCTATCTACAATAGCATCTAATCCAGTTACTGAAGCTAATGTACCAGATGATATTAAAGCAGCATTAGGTAAAGATCTTTTATTAGAAGAGAAGGCAAAACTATTTGCTAATATAAAAGTTAGTAGAGAAATAATAGATTTAGCAAATGCTCCTAAACAAGCAGCTCCTAAAGCTAAAGAAAAGAAAGAAGCTCCAGCAGAAGAAGAAGTTTCTGATGAAGAAGTATCAGAAGAAAAACCATTTGATTCTTCTTTTAACTTTGGAAATAAAAAAGGTCCTTCTGAGTTTAGAGAAAAAGGAAAGGACTCTATTGATAGAATGACTAATTCTGAATTAGAAGCATTCAAATTATGGCATGCAGAAAAGGTTCCTTTCATTCCTTTTGAGATATTAGAAAACATTATTGAAAGAGGAGATATAAGAGCATGGGGTGTATTTGAAGATGGTGTTGCTAAGTTTGTTAGAGGTGGATTAAAAGGTACAGAGTACCATGAAATATTTGAAGCTATATGGTCTGACTTCTTAACAGAAACTGAAAAGAATAATTTACTTACTGAATTCAGAAATAAAAAAGGAGAATTTACAGATAGACAATCTGGTAAAAAATATGATTATTCAGATCCATATATATCTGATAAAATAATTAAAGAAAGAATTGCTGATGACTTTGCTGATTTTAGACTTGGTAAATTAGAAGCTATATCATTAGGTCAAGCTATACGTAATTTCTTTATGAAGATAGTAGACTTCTTCAAAGCATTTATTATTAATCCTTCTTTGAAGAATCAATTATTTAATGCAATTGATTCTGGTAAGTTTAAAGAAACAAAACTATCAGAAAGAGCAAAATCAATGGCTCCAGAATATAGAGCAATAGAGGGATTATCTGAGAAAGCTACCAATGAGTTTATTCAAGATATGGTTGCTAAGGTGAAACTTATTATTTTTAGAGAAGGAAGAAAAGATCTTTTATTCAATCCTGAAAAACTTACAGGAGAACAAGTATTCAATCAAGTTAAAGAAGAATATGAATCTGTTGGAGCAGTAGATGCATTAGGTGAAAAAAGATATAATGAACTTGTTAAAAGATCTATTGAGTTCTTAAGAACAACAGGTATATCATTTAATGCAGAAGATGTTATATCTATAAATGATGAGAATGCTAATGGAAAAGAATATGCACAAGATACATTCTCTGTAGACTGGAAGAAACATTCTACAGGAGCTCTTAAGTTCTTGTTATCTACATTAACTGAAAGAAAAGCATTGAACCAAACTAAAGTGCAGAAAGGAAAAGAATTAAAAATTCCTGATTATAATCTTTCTGATATTGGAGGATTAAAACTTTTAAACTTTAATAGAGTGTTTGCTACACTATTAGATAGATTACATAATACAAATGATCCTGCTGAGTTTACTAATAAACTTATAGAGCTCGCAAAAGAAGATTCAAACTATCTTTCTGTATTTGCAGCATTAGGAGGAAATAGAGAAACACATACATTTGATTTTGGTCTATTCAAAGAGTCAGATTGGAGATTGTTTATTCAATTCTTCAATACATTTACAAGACAAAAACCTGAAGCGTTAATACAATATATTTCTGAAGAAGGAGATGTATACACAAACAATGCTAACATATTTACAATAGTTAAACAAACTACAGATTCATGGATTAATAACATGAAAGTTTTAGGTAAGGTTAAAAGTGAAGTGATTACTTATGGTAAGAATAGTAAAAATGAAAATGTTTATAAAATAAACACAGTAGCAATTGCAGATCTTCCTATTAAGAAATCTAACGATATGCTAAGCTTCTTAAATAAATTAGGTGTAGAATTTTCTGAAGGAACTTACAATGCACTTAGTGATAAAGAAACTATTGTAAAAGGAAAGAAAACATCTGAGGTAAAACTATTTACAGATGCTGTAGATTCTATTCACACTTACTTAGGTAAGAATAATGAGTTAATGACATTTGATGCTAAGAGATTAGATATCAATGGGCCTCTTAGAATATTAGCTGGACTACATACTAAAGTGAATAATCCTAGTCAAGACTCTACATACTTTGGTGTGGAAGGACAACGTATTGGTGCATTCTCAGAAAACAATGCTCCTTCTTATTTTGAAAATACATTCAATGAATCTAAAACATTAACTGAGCTTTTACAAAAAATGCCTCAATTGAATGATGTATATTCTAGAGGAAGTGAAATATTAAAACCAGGAGGACTTTTCTTTGATAAAGATGGAAATAGAATTTCTGAAATTAAAGTGGAATATATCCAAGGAAGTAAAAATGAACTTACTGGAAAAAATAAATCTACAGCTAAATTAGGTCTTGCTGAAAGATTTGTCCAAGAGATTAATCAAAACATCAATGGTAAATATTATGTTCTTATTCCTGGAGATAGCTCCACAGAATGGATGATGAACTTAGGTAATGTTATTTCTATGGATGATGTTCTTGAGGGTAACCATTGGGATAAAATCTACACCATATACAATAACTATTTAATTGATGATATAAAATTAGCACAAGAAGATAGAAAACAAAATCTATATACAAGAGCTAAGTCTCAAGAACTTAGAATCATGAAAGATATTCTTCCTCAAGATATTGTTGAAGCTATTGAAAAAATGATTAAAGACGAAGATTCATTTGATAAAATTGAAAAGTATATTGTTAAGAATAGAACCAAGATAGATAATCATATAAAAAACTTTGTAGAAGATATATCAAAAGAAACTATTGATACATTGGTTAGTTCTAATCAAATATCAATGGTTGGAGAAGATGAATACTATCTTACTAAATTTGATACAGAGTTTTTAAAGAAATATAAATTAGATGGTAAAGTTACATTTGATGAAGTGATGAATTTTATAAACTTTGTCAATATTAACTATGAGATAAACAATCAAGAATATCATAAAGTATTATTTGGAGATCCTTATCAATTTAAAACTGAGAAAGGAAAACTAGATGAAACAAAACGTATTAAATCATTCCTATCTGGTAGAAGAAGAACATTTGATACTCCTGAATATAATAACTTCTTAAAAAGACAATATAACTCTGTAGGAGATATTAAGTTAGATGCGAAGGCACCAGGACATCATAATTATAAATCATACACCAAAACTATTACATTTAGCAATATAGATATTGTTGGTAGTATTGCTATGATGCCAAATATTCCAAAAGAAATAAAAGAGAAATATGCTAAGACAGATGAGTCAGATGGAATGTCTTGGTTAATGGATAATACACATAAAGAGATTGCTCTTAAAGAAGGACAATGGACTACTCAAGCTGAAGCATTTCATCAATGGCATATGGCTTACACAAGAAGAGCATATGATTCTAGAAAAGATATTACATGGACTTATGGTGACAACACTGAATTGAAAGCAAAAGATGCTGTATTGTTGAAATTTGATATGCCTAAGCATAAACTTGCTGTAAGAAAACCTATCATCTCTGGAAACAAAGCTGATAAAAAAGAAATAGACCTTGTATTAGATAAGACATCTCAAATGCCTCTTTATTATCACATGGTTGAAGGAACTAGTCTACAAAAAATGTATGACAATATGTTTGATCAAAATATTGGATACAGCATTGTTGTATCTGGTAGAAAGGTGGGAGCACAAGATCTTCATAATGTATATGATGGTAATGGTGATTTTAACAATTCTGAATATGGAGAAAACAATATAGTTGAGGTTCCTTGGAAGATATATGGTACACAAGTAGAAACTATGACTGAGGGAGAGAAAACTCAAACAAGAGGTTCTCAGCTTACAAAATTATCTACAGTGGATCTTTATGAAAATGGAGAACCTGTTGGTGCCACTCCTGAAAGAAAAGAAGTAATTAAAAATGCTGCTGAAAGAAATACAAAAGCATTGCGACTTTTAAACTTAAATGAATATAATGAGTTACTAAATAAAATTGGTGTTGTAGATCTTGGTGATGGATATGCTCTTGAAGATAACAAGAGAATATCTGAAACATTGATGTATGAAATGATGAGAAGAGAGTTATCTGAAAATGCAAAAGATACAATTCAATTAAATGAAGATGGTCAATTCTCTATGCCATTCGAAGCTTCTCCTTCATATTTCCAAATTAAAAGTATTCTATATTCATTAGTAAATAAAGCATTAATCTCTCCATCAATGAGTGGAGCTCCTCATGTACAAGCTCCTGTTACAATGTTTGAGAAAGCTACAGAAGGAAGAAGTCTTGCAAGAAAGACTGATGAAGGTTGGGTTAAGATTACTAAGGCTCAATATGCTGCTCTTACAGAAGAAGAAAAGAAAGATGTGATGCTTACAGATGACACACTTAAGTTCTATGAAGATGAGGATGAAAAACGCTATTGTGAAGTGATGCTTCCTCATTGGTTCAAAGATAAATTTGGAAAGAAGACAGATGAACAAATTCTTGAATATTTAAAAACAGATGAAGGTAAAAAGATATTAACTGGTATAGGATTTAGAATTCCTACACAAGCTCTATCTTCTGTTGAAGTGTTTAGAGTGAAAGGATTCTTACCACAGTATATGGGAAGTACAGTGATAGTACCTTCAGAAATCACTACTAAAGCAGGATCGGATTTTGATATTGATAAATTGAATATGTATCTTAAATCTATATACACTGATGCTAATGGTGATGTTAGATTAGTTACATATAAAGGATCTGAACAAGCTACTAAAGCTTTCTATGGTAAAGTGTATGAAGATACCATTCAAAAAGAAATCAATAAAATTGAAAAATACGATGATTTTAGATCAAAAACAATTGATGTATTAAGAATAATTGAATCAGCTAGTGCACAATCAATTGCAGATATTGATTCATTGATGACTAATGATCAGATAGACTTTTACAACTACCATTCTAAACTTTTACAAAATATAATAGAACAAGCATTTGAAAAAAATCTAAGTCCTTCTGAATATATTGTTAATCAACAAGAGAATTTAAATGCAGATAAAGATAAACTTTCATTGAATCAACTTAATCAACAATTAAAAAATGATTATGCAAATACAATGTATAAGAAATCTCTTGAGAATGAGTACTATGATTCATTAGAAGAACTTCTTACACTTAAGGAAAACTTTGTTAAATTGATTACACCTATTGATGATGCTGGATTAGAGAAAATGTCTGAGTTATTAGATACTAAAAGAGGATACACTGAATCAAAAGTTAAAGGAAGACTTATCAATAGAAACTACATGACAAAAATGCGTCATGGATTCATAACTGCTAAGAGATGGGTAGGTATTGCTGCTGTTAATATTACAAGTCTTTCGTTAAGACAGAAAGCTAAAGTGTATTTAGATCCTGCTAAACTTGCAACACTATCTGAACAAGATAGAAGATTTATAGAAGACTTAGATATAATTCTTCCTCATAATAGAATTGATGTTAATGGTAGAAGTTATGTTTCTTTATCTGGAACAACAACTGCTGATGGTAAACAACTTATTTCAAATAGATTATCTGGATATGCTACAGCATTTGTGGATATTGCTAACAACCCATTCATTACTAAGATTGTAAAGAGTGATGTCGTAGTTTCTACATTCATGTTTTTAGAATCTATTGGTGCTGCTAATGAAGGAATATTATTTTTAAATCAACCTATCATAGAGAAGTATTTAGAATACTTAGATAACACAGGTTCTAAAAGTGTAGCTAACAAAGGTAATATAGGATATATTAAAACTTTATTCCCTACAACAGAAAAAGCATTAGAAGATGCTGCAATATCTGTAGAACAACTTCTTGATAACATAGAAGAGTATGGAAAGACTGGTGAACTTAGTGCACTTAAGAATGCTGAACAACATTTAATATTGAATGAATTTATTAAATATAAAATATTAGCAGATCAATTATTCAGCTACACACAAGCTGTAAATTATGACACAACAAGATTTGGTAGTTCAGATGCTCTTCTTAAAAAAGAATGGGGAACATTCAATGCAAGTAATTTTAATCTAATATCTAATGTAAATGATGTATTAAAGAATACATTCATTGGTGAACAAGCTGAACTTTTATCAAAATCATTTGGATCTTTTGGTGCAATTATGAAATCAGAACTTCCTGAAATCAAAGCATACACATTATCTACATTGAAAAGATATGCTACAAGAAAATATATGTCTGCTGATGACTATGAGAAGATAGCTAACTTAATCAAAAATTCTTTTATAGATTATGTTATACAGAATAACACAGTTATGTCAGATATGATTAAACCTTTGCTTGTAGATTCTGAAACTGCAGTGGTTAATCAATTAGAACAAGCTAAACAAAAATACCCTTCTGTACAAATCTTACAAGATTTAGTTCCTGTACCAGGAAATAGAGATGGATCTGCTAAATCTATAGAACTTAAAGCAAATGTTAAAGATGCATATAATGAGAATTTATATGTAGGTATGATGAGAGAGTTAAGAGATTCTGGTCCAGAACTCAATGCTCTTTATAATAACATTGTTAATGTAGCTATTCTACAAGGAACAGGACAATCTGCTATATCTATAAGAAACATTATTCCTGTAGAAGATTATGCAGCTAAGATTGCTCCTATTATAGAACAACTTAGAGCTGACAAAAGTATTAAAGCTTTTGAGAATGGAATGTTTGAAAGAAACAATTTCACAAACACAGATGTATTCACTGAGTTTAGACCGTATGTACACACTCCACAACCTAATGCTTATACAGGAGAGTACAATGAAAAAAGCGTTAGAATGAATCCTAATACAGGAGAAGATGAATTAATCTATTTCTTACCAAACTTTAAGTCAATGAAAGGTGTTACACAAACATCAAGAAAACTAATTGTATTGAATGATACATTTAATTCATTCCAATTGTCTTCTGATTTCTTAAAGATTCCTAAAGTGGTAACTAATGTGGAAGGTAAGAAAATTAACATTACAACTGGTTTAGAAATCACTAAGAAAGATTATGCTATTATGAAACAAAAAGGTTCACAAGATCTTTATAACGCATACTATTATAAGAAAGTGTATACAAATAATGTTGATGAATTTGGTAATCGTATTCCATTAAAAATATATAATGCAGATCCTAAAGTGAAAGGATATGATTACTACTATAAACAAATTAATGTATATGGTGATGGTAACAGAGCTGTTGAAATAAATACAGATTTTACTCCTTCTGCTATTGATAATGGAGGTATGCCAATTCAAGAAGAATTGAAAGATGATGACATTGTTAATGCATTTTCTGCACAAGGTCAAGAAGAAGTTGCTCCTACATCTTTACCAACAGAAGTATTAGTTTCTTCTGTAAGTGAGGAAGAAGAAATTTTATTATCTCCAAAAGATACAGAATCTGTTCTTTTAAAAATGGGAGCTAAGAAAGTATCTAAAGGACAACTGAACATTGATGGTCAATACTGGTATTTGAATAAAGATAATTGGAATACAATGAGTAAAGTAGGTAGAAACGAGTTATATATTTATCCAACTCCTGATCAAGAAATATATGTTGGAGAAGATGCTTCTGGAAATTATAAATTTACTACAGATACAGAATTTTATAAAAAATACATTGAAAGAAATAAACCTACGCAAGCTGCAACTAAACAAATGGCTGGAGAACCTAAAGGAGTAAAAGTTAAAGATGGTATATATGTAAATCAAGAAGCTCTTACAAAAGATGAGCAACTTGAACTATTTGATTATTTAAAACCATTCTTAGAAGAACAAGCTGCTAGAACGCTTAAAGGTCCAGCTGCTAGTAAAATGATTGGATTAGGATTAAGATGGGATTACAAATCAAATAATCCTGGAAAACAATCTATGAACATTCTAGATGTTATAAATCCAGGAAACAAAACTAAATATGGATACTATGATAGTTCTATTAACAATCAACCTTTAGCACCTATCACTCCAAGATTTAGAGAGTTGATGCAAAAAGCTACAGGTGTAGATATGACTAATTACGATGGTGCTATCATTAATCTTTATGAACCAACTAGTTTTATTAGTTCTCATAATGATGTAGATGAAAGTAGATCAGCAATTGGTTATCCTGTTATAGGAATTAACATTGGTGGAACAGGAAACTTCTCTATTGAATCAAGAGATGGTTCTCCTAAACAATTAGATCTTAAAGCAGGTGCAGGATATGTATTTGGTGTTGATGGTGTAAACAGAGAAGTTTATCATAGAACTTTTGCTAAACCTCAAGATAGTTTTTTACCAGAATTAATAACTAAATTAGATGGCAAATCTTATGAACCAGGTTCATATAGAATAACAGTTACAATGAGAAGAGTGATGCCTTTACAACCAGGTATGCCTAGCAAACCAGCTATTGCATCTGAAACAACTATAACTAAACCTGCACAAGCATTGAGTGGAGAAAAAATAAATATCTATGCAGGTACAGGAGAGAATGCTGAATTAAGTAATTTTGCTTTTAGAGTTTTTAAATATATTGGAAAAGATTTACCACAAGTTACTTTTAAAAATGTTGAAACTGCTTTTCAAAAAGCAAAATTAGCATTTGCTGGTAAAGTTACAGATCAACCTTTAGATGTACAAAGTTTTTTAAATGATATAACTGGAAAATATTCTCCTGCACAAGTAAAATCTTTAGGAGGTAAAATAGTAGGACTTAGAACAAAAGAATGGGATGCTAATTCTTCTAGAATTATGAAAGATTTAATAAAACAATCTTTTGAACAAAATCCAGAAGCTATTATTAAATTATTAGCTACAGGAAATGCAGAATTAACGCATGTACAAGATAAAGGTAAATGGGGTAAAGAGTTTCCAAGATTACTTATGGAAGTAAGAGAAGAACTTAGACCTACAGAAGCTGTAACTGAAGAAACTCCTGAAAGAGTAACGATTAATTTACAACCTGATAATAAAGAAAAAATTGCTAGTGGACAAAAAACTACTACAATCAGAACTCAAAAAGAATTTGAATATATTGGTCTTCCTGTAGGAGCTACAGCAAAAACTAACATCAACGGTGTTGAATTTAATGTGACTAATAGAGGACTACTTACAATAGGTGAGGCTGGTGGACAAGAACAAATTTTAAAATCAGAAGGACTTACTTCTGCTGAAGAATTTAAATTTCCTACATCTAAATCATGGTTTGAAGGAAAAGGTAAAATGTATGTATATGATTTTTCTAAACCTACAGAAGCTGAAGCTCCTTTTATGGAACAACAACTTAATAGACCTTCTATATTTGATTTAAGAAATGTACAGATTGGTTACACATCAGGACAAAGAAAAGCATTAGAAGAAATATCTACGCTTATAGATAGAAAAGGTGATGGTCATTATTTGTTAGCTGGATATGCAGGAACAGGAAAAACTACAATAGCTGAGAACATAGCAAAATATGCTAAGCAAGCAGGAAAAGCTATACTAGTTATTGCTCCTACAAACAAAGCAGCTAAGGTGTTAAATGATAAACTAAAATCTACTGGTGTTGGTTCTGTAGCTTCTACTATACATAAGACAATATATGGTGAACCTAATGACCAAGGAGAGTGGGAGAAAAGTGCTGATATTAAAAACTCTGTAATTATTATAGATGAATCTTCTATGATTGAGAAAACATTGATGGCAGATTTATTAGACTCAACTAAACGTAAGAACAATGTACTTATCTTTATGGGAGATAGTTATCAATTACAACCTGTAGGTGAAGATTCTGGTTTATTCCAAGGTAAGGTGCAGGAAGTGAAGAATGATAAGACAGAACTAACAGAGGTTAAACGTCAGTCTTTAGATAGTAGTATTTTAAAAGTGGCTACAGTTATTAGAAATGATAAAAAATCATATGTTCCTACAGAATCTACAGAAGATTTTAAAGTGACAAGATCTAAAAATGAATTTGTAGAAAACTTCAAACAAGCTGTAAAAGCTAATGAAGATGTAGCTATGATTGTTGCTACAAATAATGAAAGACTATTAATGAATAAATTAGCAAGAGAAGCTAAGTTTGGCGAAGCTGCTAAAAATATATTGAATCCAGGTGAGACAATTATTTCTATAGCTAACTCTTCTGATTATTCAAACTCTGAAGTGTTTAATGCAAAAGATGTAAGAGGTGAACCAACAAAATTTGATATAACATTTACAGACAATTTTGGAAAATCTAGTAAGTATGATATCTATTTAGCATTTGTAGTTAATAATGAAGGAATAGAAGTTCCTACATTGTTTCTACCTAATGTAGATAAACCAAGTATATATCATGCACAAATATTAAAAGCTGCTAGAGAAAGTAGTCCAGGACTATATAGTGCATTAGATGGATGGATGATGAATACTAAGAAAGGAACAAAGTTAAGTCCTGCTATATCAATTGCTACATACGGATATGCTATTACAGCACATAAATCTCAAGGGTCTCAATGGAAAAAAGTATTTGTTAATCAAAACTATGTAGCTGAATCATGGGATGCTGCAAGATGGTTCTATACAGCTATAACAAGAGCAAGTGATGAGGTGGAAGTGTTACCATCTTCTTCTAATATACAAATATCTAATGCTGAAATAGATTCTAAATTGAATGCAATTGTACAAGAAGGTGTTGAATCATTTGATACAATAAAAGACTTTTCAAACGTTGATAAAGAGCAAATTTTAACTAACTTTGCTACTAAATATAAAATGACAATTGATCAAGCTAAACTATATATCAATGATGCTTTAGCTGAGAATAAAGAAGATGTAATTAATAAACTAAAAGACTGTTACTAATGGCTTGTACAAATCCAAATGATCCAGCATTTCAAGAAATTTTAGCTAGAGTGGGTAATCCTATTCTAGCTGAGATTGAATATGATAAACAAATTGCTAAAGAAACTGCTGCTCAGAAAGCTTCTCCAAAATTAATCAGCTTAATGAAAGAATTCATTAAATCGATTGGTGTTGATTATAAAATTGTCAGTAATGTAGTAGTAGATGGTAAGAAAGTAGATGCTAATGGTGTTGCTTTAATCATGCAAAAACTTATTCAAGTGGTAGAGGGAAAAGAGAATGAAGCTCTTCCTGAAGAAGCTATGCACTTTGCTGTAGCTATTATTAAACAAACTAATCCAGTCTTATACCAACAACTTCTAAAAGAAATAAATGGTAATCCTATATTAGATGAAGTGGTGGCTACTTATGGTAATAATCCAGCTTATCAGAAAGATGGTAAGAGAGATTATCTAAAACTTAAAGAAGAAGCTATTGCTAAAGTTTTAACTAATAGATTAGAAAATACTCTTGCTAAAAATTGGTTTGATAAGATTGTTGATTATCTTAAAGGATTATTCTTTGCAAGAAGTGGATTTGATCAAGCATCTTTAGATGTATTGTCTGGTAAGATAGCCAGTATAGAAGACATAGATGTATCTGAAGAGAGTGCATATTTCCAATTCTCTAATGGAGAAAAAGTATTTAATGATTTATTAGATGTATCTAATAAAATTACATTAGATGAAGGTGTTTATCAATTAGGTGATATAAAAGCTGTACGAAGAGTTTCTGATTATGTAAAAGAGTTTTATGATAAAGTATTTAAGGGTCCTGGAGATGAAGGATTTAAAAAAGCTTTAAATGATCTTAAAGGAGAAAAAGGTACAGATGGACATGCTGATATTGAACATGCACAATTAGTATTTGTAGATCCTACTACAGGGTTACGTAGAGAAGAACCATTAGATGATTCTAATTATGTATCTAAGTTAAATCCAAAGGATGTAAGAATGTATAAAATGCTTAAAGATAATCTAGAGGCAAGACTTAATTCATTTCCTGAAGGAACTAGATTTATGTCTGAAGTTAGAATATTTGATAAGAAAAGAAAAATTGCAGGTACTGTGGATTTCTTAGCTATTGAAGAAGATGGTAATGTGAACATTCTTGACTGGAAGTTCATGGATCTTGATGCAGATAAGTATGAAGATGTTCCTTGGTATAAAGTTAGAGCTTGGGATATACAAATGA